ACCCCCCCCCCCCCCCCCCCCCCCCCCCCCCCCCCCCCCCCCCCCCCCCCCCCCCCCAACGTGACGATCATGTTCTGTCCACCCTCCCGACGTTTTGGGTTCTCTCCCCCCGCTGACCTGCGGAAACGTAGATCACCAGAATCTCTACCCCTCACACCGGGTAGTTTTTGTGGATCTACACCTCGCCGATCTGACGTTCCGTAATGGCGAAGCGGGCCGATATTCCGTGCGCTGGCGGCTGCGGGCGGATGCTCTGGCGCGGACCCGGCTCGCTGCCACCAGGTGAGGCGACCTGCCGCGACTGCCGCCGGGTCGCCAAGGACGCGCCCGAGGCGTCCGCTGGGTTGCCCGCGGTGCCGCCCGAGTGGATTCCGCCGGAGCACGGCCTGGCCGACCGCGGCCGGCGGCTGTACCGGGAGTTCACCGCCGATGGCCCGCTGACCGGCGGCGAACGGGTGCTGCTCGAAGAGGCGTGCCGGCTCACGGACCGGCTGGATCAGCTCGACGACTTCCTACGTGGCCACGAAGGCGCCTGGATGCGCTTCCACGCCCGCAACGAGGACGGCTCGATCGTCGAGGTGGTCGTCGACAAGGCGCTGGCGGAGGCGCGGCAGCAGGCGTCCACGTTGAAGGCCCTGATCGTCGAGTTGCGGGCGTCGCGGGCGGGCAAGAAGGAAGAGCCGAAGCCGGAGGCGACGCGTCGTGACGAGCTCGCTAAGCGTCGCGAGGAGCGTCGCCGAGCCGCGGGTCTATAAGTACCCGCCTTCCCGGTACAGCGAGGGCGACACCGCGATCGACCAGGCCGAGGAAGCCGGCCTGTACCTCGACGACTGGCAGCAGGACATCCTCCGGCACGCGCTGGGCCAGCGGCAGGACGGCAAATGGTCGGCGTTCGAAACCGGCGTGGTCGTCGGCCGGCAGCAGGGCAAAGGCGCCGTGCTGGAGGCCCGGGCGCTCGCCGGGTTCCTGCAACTCGAAGAGCCGCTGATCCTGTGGTCGGCGCATGAGTACAAGACGGCGCTGGAGATGTTCCGGCGGGTCCGGACCTGTGTGCGCCGCCTGGGACGGCAGGTCAAGGACAACCTGTACGACTACGACGGCATCCCCATCAAGGTCAACAACACGAACGGGGAAGAGGGCTTCGAACGCCTCGACACCGAGCAGCGGATCCAGTTCGTTGCGAGGTCGAAGAACTCCGGCCGAGGGTTCAGTGCGGACTGTCTGATCTGGGACGAGGCGTTCGCGCTGTCCGAGGACGAGATCGACGCGCAGATGCCGACCTCGCTGGCCCGGCCGAATCCGCAGATCTGGTACGCCTCCTCACCCCCACTCAACGCCGTCTCGGGCGCGCAGCTGTTCTCCGTCCGCAAGCGCGGCCAGTCGAACCGTCAGGACGGCCTGGCCTACTTCGAGTGGGGTGCCGAAGGGTGTCTTGACCGGTTGGAAGAGGTCGACCTCGACGACCGGGATCTGTGGCGGCGGGTCCTGCCCGCGCTGGCGAGCGGCCGGGTCACCGAGGAGGCCGTCCAGCGGCTTCGCGACGCCATGTCGGACGCCGGGTTCGCCCGCGAGGTGCTGTGCATCTGGCCACCCGATCTGTCCGCCGGCTACCAGGTCATCCCCGCAGACGACTGGAACGACGCCAAAGACCCGGACTCCCAGGTGACAATGCCCGTAGCTCTGGCCGCAGCAGTGTCCCTGGACCGGCAGTGGGCGGCGATCGCCGCATGCGGCCGACGCCGGGACGGCAGGCTGCACGTCGAGATCACGTCGGAGGAGTTCCCGGCCGGTGAGGTGCTGCTCGACAACCGGCGCGGGCCCGGCTGGGTGGTGTCCCGGCTCGTCGCGTTGAAACAGGCGCACCGGCCGGTCGCGGTCGTGATGGACGAGTTCGGCCCTACCGGCTCGTTGATCGCTGAGGCGGAAGAGGCCGGCCTGGAGATCACCCGGATCAAGACCGGTGACGTGGGCCGGGCGTTCGGGATGTTCTACGACGCCGTCTCCGGAGCGGACCGGGCGTCCCGCAATCTGCGCCACCTCGGCCAGCCCGAGCTCACCGCCGCAGTCGCTGGAGCCAGCAAGCGGTCGATCGGGGACGCCTCTGCCTGGGACCGGCGTAACGCCTCGGTGGACATCACCCCGCTGGTGGCGGCCACCAACGCGCTGTGGGGCTACGCCACCCGGGCGCAGCAGCAGTCCAGCTTCAACACGGGGGTGTTCGTGCCGTGACCCGATGGGAAGCGCGAGCCGCGCTCGGCTTCGCCCTCGCCCTGCTCGTGACGGGCTTGACCTGGCTATTCGGCCCGTACGGGCTCGTCGGCTCCGGAATCGCGCTCGGGGTCCTGGTCCTGTTCGTCATCGACGTAAAGGAAGCGGGGCTGTCTGGTGGCGAAGCTGTGGCGGAGCCTGCTCGGCCGGGACGACGTCACCCGGTACAGCCAGGAGCAGTACCTGGCCGACTTGTCAGGCAATCGCAATGACCTGATCGTCGGCTACGGCCCGTCGCCGTGGACGCGCACCGAGGACATCGAGAACAGCTTTATCGCCTATGTACAGGCCCTCTACAAGTCCTCAGGTGTGGTCTACGCGGTCATGGGAGCCCGGCGACTGCTGTTCAGGCAGGCCCGGGTCATGTGGCAGGAGTTCGCCGACGGCACCGAGGGCAAGCTGTTCTGGACCGACGAGCTGGAGATCTTCCGTAAGCCGTGGCCGAACGGCACCACCGGTGAACTGCTGGCCCGAATGGACCAGGACGTGTCGCTGGGCGGCAACTTCTACGCCGTTCGCGAGCAGGGTCCGGACGGCGACCGGATCCGCCGGCTGCGCCCGGACTGGGTGACGATCGTCCTCACCGCCCCGCCGGCTGAAGCGGTCGCCTCCGACGTAGCTGGCTACTGGTTCCATCCTGGTCGCTCCTACACGCAGGTGATGGAGCCCGAACCCCGCGACGCGATGTACCTGCCGAGCGAGGTGTGCCACTGGACCCCGGACCCGGACCCGGAAGCCCAGTACAGGGGCATGAGCTGGCTGACGCCGGTGGTGCGGGAGATCCAGTCGGACAAGGCGGCGACCCTGCACAAGCAGCGCTTCTTCGACAACGGCGCCACGCTGGGCGCGGTCATCGCGGCGAAGGAGAACCTGACCACCGACCAGTTCAAAGAGTGGATGGGCAACCTCCAGAAGGCGCACGCCGGGGTCAACAACGCCTACAAGCCGTTGTACCTGGGTTCCCCAGTGGACGTGTCTGTGCTGACCGCCGACATGCGGCAACTCGACTTCAAAGCCACGCAGGGCGCGGGAGAGACGCGGATCTGCGCGGCAGGCCGGGTGCCGCCGATCATCGTCGGCGTCTCCGAGGGCCTCCAGGCCGCCACCTACTCCAACTACGGGCAGGCTCGGCGGGCGTTCGGCGACGCCTGGGCCCACCCGCAGTGGGAAGACGCCATCGGCGCCCTGGAAACCCTGGTCGAAGGCCCAGCGAGACGGTGGTACCCGAAGGCCCGGCTCTGGTACGCCTCCAAGCACATCGCGTTCCTGCGCGAAGACCAGAAGGACGCCGCCGAGATCCAGCAGATCAAGGCGTCGACAATCAACTCGCTGATAAACGCCGGGTGGAAGCCGATCACCTCCCGGGACGCGGTCGAGACGGAAAACTTCAGCCTGCTCGAACACACGGGCCTGGTGTCCGTCCAGCTGCAGCCGCCCGGCACACCCCGCCCGTCCGGGTCCACCCCGCCGGCACTGGGAGCCCAGCCAGCCCAGCCCCCGGCGGACCAGTCGTCACCCAATGGCCACCAGACCGCCCGGGCTGCCGGCCACGACACGACCCCAGGCCATGACGAGCTGCACCACTACTGGACCCGCGGCGAAGGACTGGCGAAATGGGCCGGCTCACCAACCCCGTGGACCACGTTGGAGCACCACCTGGAGAAGTTCGTCGGCCCGGAACGCGCCAAACGCATGGCTGCCGAGTGGTTTCACGAGGTCTTCGGGTTCTGGCCGGGCTCAGACAAGAACAGGGTCGCGCACGGAAAGCCTCCGCGCGGACACAGGGTCGGACCCGGATAAGGAGAGCGATGTCTGACGATCTGGAGCGGGCACAGATGAGCGCCGCTGAGATCAACGACCTTCCGGACTCGGCGTTCGCCTACATCGAGCCCGGCGGGTCGAAGGACGACTCGGGAAAGACCACGCCGCGGTCGCTGCGGCACTTCCCGATCAACGACGAGGCCCACGTCCGTAACGCCCTGTCCAGGGCTCCTCAGTCGCCATTCGGGGAGAAGGCCATGCCAGCAATTCGCCGGGCGGCGAAGAAGTTCGGTATCGACGTCGGCGGCTCGACGTCGGCCAGCAGGTCACGGGACTATTGGGACAGGTCATTCCCGCTGGAGGGCATCGAGATCTTGTCCCGGGCCAAGGGCGGCGACGGTCGCACGGTGGAAGCCTTCGCCGCGGTGTTCGACGTGCCGCAGGAGGTCCACGACCAGTACGGCCACTACCGGGAACGGATCGTCGGCACGGCGTTCAACAAGACCCTCGCCGACGGTGCCCTGTCCCGAGCCATGTGCCTGTACAACCACGGCATGTCGGTCGTCGACGGCAAGCCCGACTCGCTGGCACAGGTGCCGCTCGGCCTGCCGCTGGAGATCAGGGCCGACCGGCGCGGCCTGCTCACCGTGACCCGCTACAACAAGACCCAACTCGCGGATGCGGTACTGGAATCGATCCGCAACGACGACATCCGGGCCCAGTCGTTCCGCGGCACCGCGTTCCGCTCGGACCCGCCCCGCGTCCCCCGGGTCCGAGCGGGCCAGCCGCTACCCGAGGTGACCCGCATGGAGTTGGGACTCACCGACTACGGCCCGACGCCACGCCCCTACTACAAGGACGCGGCGATCCTTGCCGTCCGTTCTGCGCAGGAAGTAATCTCCGCCATAGCTGGTCTTGACGAAGACGAGCGGGCGGAACTGATCCGCATGCTGGCCACCACTCGCACCGCCGAGCCGGGGTCGGCCACCGCCACTCCCTACCTGGGAGCCGGCCCCGAAGAGCCGCGTGACACGCACTCCGGTCGGATGAAATTGCTTCGCCTGCGGGCGGAAGCGATGCTTCAGGGAGTGTGACAGTGGCACGCAAGCAGTCCGAGGTCATCGCGGAGGAGATGGAACTCCTCCGCGCCGAGATCAAGGTCATCACCGACAACGACGAGGCCACCGAAGAGGAGATGGCCCGCGGCGACTCGCTCCTCGAAGAGTTCAAGGCCAAGGAGATCGAGCGGCAGAAGGCCCTCAAGCGTGAGGCCGACGTTGACGAGGTCTTCCGGGCGGCGCTGATCCCGGAGAACCGGGAGCCGGGCGACGGTGCCACCGTCCGGCGTAGCCCGGAGGTCATGCGCAAGGTCGACCCGTACGACGAGGAGACCTACAACGAGCTGCGCCGCTCCATCTACCAGGGCGTGGAGCGGGTCAACTTCGATGCCGAGCCGGTCATCGCCCGGGCGCTCGCCGCGGTCGACGACGCCCCGCGGGGCTGCTTCCGCGACAGCCAAGCGATGGACGACGCCAAGGAGCGGATGCACCACCTGCTCGAACTGGACAACGTCCACGCCCCGCTGATCGCCCGACACATGCTGCTGACCGGTTCGGAGGAGTACCGCCGCCAGTTCCGGGAGTACGTGCAGGCGCAGGGCCAGATGCAGGGCGACCTGCTGCGTACCGCCATGTCGCTGACCGCCGGCAACGGCGGCGTGATGGTGCCCTTCTTCCTGGACCCGACGATCATCCTGACGAACGCGGGCATCACCGGGCCGATCCGGCGGATCTCGACCACGAAGACGATCGCCACGAAGACGTGGGAAGGCGTCACCAGCGCCGGCGTTTCGGCGAACTGGACCGCTGAGGGTACGCAGACCTCGGACAACACGCCGACGTACGTGCAGCCCACCATCAGCCCGGTGAAGGCCGACGCGTGGGTGTTCGGCTCGTACGAGGTGTTCCAGGACTCCGGGTTCGCCGCCGAACTCGGCCGGCTGCTCGCCGACGCCAAGGTCAGGTTGGAGGAGGCCGCGTTCGCCACGGCCAACACCGGCGCGACCATCCCGCGTGGTGTCGTCGCCGCCGTGGCCGCGGTCACCGCGTCGATCGTCACCTCGGCGACCACCGGGGCGTTCGTGATCGGCGACGTGTACAACACGTCCGACGCGGTCAACCCACGCCAGGAGGACAGCCTCGCCTGGCTGGCCAACAAGAAGATCTTCTCCAAGGTGCGGCAGTTCGACACCTCCGGCGGTGGCGGCTTCTGGGCCAACCTGGGCATGGGCCAGCCGCCGGAACTGCTCGGCCAGCCGGCCTACAAGTGCTCGTCGATGACCGGCACGGTCGCCAACGGCAACAACGTCCTGCTGGCTGGCGACTTCTCGGAGTACTACATCATCGACCGGATCGGCATGTCGGTGATCTACGACCCGCTGATCCGCTCCACCGGCAACAACCGGCCGACCGGCCAGGCCGGCTGGTACGCGTTCTGGCGGGTCGGCGCGGACGTGGTCAACGCGGACGCGTTCCGGCTGCTTCAGCTCAACCAGGTAGCAGCGGCCACCGCGCTCGGCTAGCCCAAGAGGAGAGCCATGGCAACCAACTACAGCCCGGGACAGATAACGTCCCAGTCGGTGACCACCGACTACAGCCCGCACCAGGTGGAGTCCGGTGTGCTGCCGGCCGACGTGCCCATGCACACGTCCGGCTCGACCGCCGACTACGGCCAGGCGATGGACCACGCTTCGATGCACGCCGCCCACGGGCACGCCGTGGTGCAGGAAACACCGGGCATGTACGCAGCGGGTACGCACACCGCCTGAACAAACCATCATCGTGGCAGCCCCCGTCCCTCCTCCGGAGCGGGGGCTGCCGCCCATCCGGAGGAAATCGTGAGAGACCCGAACGAGAAGGTAGTCATCGGCTACCTGCAACCCGGCACGGTCGCCGGCGACTTCATGGAGTCGATGCTGGACCTGCTCCAGTACGACGTCTCGCTGCACAAGCGGATCGTCGACGGCGGCGGCCGGCTGGCGTTCCGCGCCGGCCACAACCTGTCGGCGCCCCGCAACATGGTGGTCGAGAAGTTCCTGGAGTACGGCAAGGCCGACTGGCTGTGGATGGTCGACTCCGACATGACGTTCGCGCCGGACACGGTGGAGCGGCTGCTGGAGTACGCCGATCCGGAGAAGGCCCCGATCGTCGGCGGCCTGTGCTTCGCCTTCGACGAGCAGGGCGACATCCGGCCCACCCTGTACGGGTTGGTCGGCGACAGCCCGGAAACCTTGCAGGTGGTCCGCTACTACGAGTGGGTGCCGGACGCGATGTACCAGGTCGAGGCGACCGGCGCTGCCTGCCTGCTTATCCACAAGTCGGCGCTGGAACGCATCCGCGACGCCGAACTGCCCAGCCGGCCCGGCAAGCAGGGCTTCAACGACGCGTTCAAGTGGTTCCAGGAGACCGAACACAACGGCCAGCCCGTCTCCGAGGACTTCACCTTCTGCTGGCGTGCCGGCATCATCGGCATTCCCGTCTTCGTCAATACCGCCGTCCAGCTCGGCCACATCAAGGACCGGGTCCTGACGATGGAGACCTACTTCCTCCAGCGCGGCCTGCTCGCGCCGACACACACGGGGGCGGCGATATGAGCCAGGTATACCCGCGGATCAACGGCTGGGTCGGCTACGGTAACGGCGCCGAGATTCTGCTGCGCGACGACGTGCCGATCGACTCCGGGCACCCCCTGGTGAAGGAACGGCCCGAGTTGTTCCAGGCCACCGAGCCCACCGAGCCGGCTGCGCCACCCGAGCAGACGCCTTCCCGCCGCAGTCGCTCCGCGGCCCCGAGGTCGGGCCGGTGAGCGAACTCGTCGTCATCGTCCCGTCGCGCGGCCGGCCGGAAGCGGCGGCAGCGTTGGCCCGAGTCTTCGCCGAGACGTGCACGGCGGACTCCCGCTTGGTGTTCGCCGTCGATCACGATGACCCGGAGTTGGACGGGTACTCGGCTTTGATCTCGAACGGGCCGGTGGATCTGTGTATCGGCAACAACTCGTCGATGGTCAGCGCCCTGAACTACGCGGCGGCCCTAGCGACGTACACACCGCCACGGCCCTACGTCCGTCGCCCCGGGCACCACAACGACAATCCTTCCGGCCCTCTGCCATTCGCTGTCGGGTTCATGGGCGACGACCACCGGCCCCGCACCGTCGGATGGGACCAGGCGTACCTCGACGTGCTGCGCGAGCTCGGTACCGGCATCGTCTACGGCAACGACCTCTACCAAGGCGAGAAACTGCCGACCCAGTGCGCCATGACGGCGGACATCGTCCGTGCGCTGGGGTTCATGGCCCCGCCGATGCTACGACACATGTACGTCGACAACTTCTGGCGTGACCTCGGTACGGCCGCTGGCTGCATCCGCTACCTGCCGGACGTGGTCGTCGAGCACATGCATCCGGCCGCCGGCAAGGCCGCCGTCGACCCCGGGTATGAGCGGGTCAACGACCCCGGGGTGTTCGCCGTCGACGCTCGTGCGTACGCCTCATACCGGGCCAGCGGAATGCCGGCCGACGTGGCGAAGGTCCGCGAGCTCCGGGAGGCGGGGGGGATATCCGGCCAGCGCGGTGAGACGCTCGCCACGCTGGCCGAGCACTGGGCCGAGCCAGAAGCCCAGCGCCTGACCGCCTTCGATCACCTCCGGCAGGGCCCGGTCATGCCCGGGTCGACCCCTGCCGGCCCGCGGCCCGAGGGGCACGAGTGGCGGCTGTTTCCCGAGGGAACGGTGCCGGAGTACACCCGCCCAGACTGGTACGCCGGCCGGGAAGCGGCCCCGCACCTGGAGCAGGTCGGCCACCGCGACCGGCTCCTGCAAACGGCCGGCTTCGTCGCCCAGGCGGCGTTCTCGCTACGAGTAGACACCGTGGTCGACCTCGGTTCCGGTGACGGCGGCCTGCTGTCGCTGCTCGGGCCGAGCCTCACCGCATGGGGCTACGACCTGACCCCCGCCAACGTGGAGGCGGCGAAGGAACGCGGGGTGGATGTCCGCTACGGCGACGTGGTTGACGGGGACATCGAGTGGGGCCAGGTCGCGGTGTGTACCGAGATGCTGGAACACCTCATCGACCCGCACGCCTTCGTGCGCCGCATCGCCGGGCATGTCCAGGCGCTGGTCTGCTCGTCGCCGCATGACGAGTGGGCCGGTCACGCCTACGAGTTCCACACCTGGGCGTGGGACCTCGTCGGCTACCGCGCCCTGCTTGAACAGGGCGGCTTCAAGGTGCTCCGTCAGCGGAAGGTTCACGGCTTCCAGGTCGTGTTGGCGGTGCGGTCGTGAAGCGGATCAGGTTACGCGCCGCGTACGACACGACCGCCCTGGACCGCATCTACGCCGCACCGCACCTGCACACGAAATGGCTCGACCACATCGTCCGGGTCCAGGTCACCGCCGCGCTCACCCGGTCGCTGAGCGGCCATGTTCCCAGCGCTGCGGACCTGTCCTGCGGCGACGGCGCCATCCTCAGGGCGGTCGACGCCGACGAGCGGTACTTCGGTGACTACGCGCCCGGCTATCCCTACCGCGGACCGCTTGACCAGACGATCAACCAGATGCCAGACGTGCAGCTCTACATCTGCTGCGAAACGGTCGAGCACCTCGACGACCCGGACACGACCCTCAAGGCCATCCGCGCCAAGACGAGCAACCTCGTGGTGTCAACCCCGGTCGACGCATGGGAGGACGCCCGCAACCCTGAGCACTACTGGGCCTGGGACCGGGAAGCGGTCGAGGACATGCTCACCGCGGCCGGGTTCACCGTTGTCGTCTACAACGAACTGGATCTTCGGCCGGCGAACGGTGAGTATGCGTTCGGGATCTGGTGGTGCCGGTGAGGGCCCTGGTCACCGGCTCGGCCGGGTTCGTCGGCCGGCACATGCTCCACGGCCTACGGGACCGGGGCTTCTTCGCGGTTGGAGTGGACCCGCACGGCCCCTCGGGTGGCGTTGACGCGCTGGACGTGTTCGCCGACCGGCGGCAGGTCCACGACGTGCGCTACGACCTGGTGGTGCACTGCGCCGCCCGGGCACCGCACCGGGCGGCGATCGACGGCCAGCCAGCGGCGATGGTCTACAACCAGTTGCTGGACGCGGCAATGTTCGACTGGGCGATCCGCACCGGGCAGCGGCGGGTCCTCTACTTCTCCTCGTGTGCCGCCCTTGATCCGAACCTGGACGACTACGGCTGGGGGAAGCTCACCGGGGAACGGATGGCCGCCTCCGCGCGCCGTGCAGGCACGCCGGTCACGGTGGTACGGCCCTACTCGGGCTACGGCGAGGACCAGGGCGAGGACTGGCCGTTCCGGGCGTTCGTCGAACGGGCGAAGCGGCACGAGGATCCGTTCACGATCTGGGGCGACGGACAGCAGGTCAGAGACTGGATCCACATCGACGATGTGGTCAACGGTGCGCTGGCTGTGGCCGAGTCCGGCACCGAAGATCCGATCGACCTGTGCACGGGGATCGGCACATCGATGACGGCCCTGGCCCTGATGGTGTGCCGGGAGGCCGGCTACGAGCCGGAGTTCGCATACCGGCTGGACCGGCCCGGAGGGTCGCCGTACCGGGTCGGCTCGCCGTTCGAGCTGCAGCGCTACTACCGCCCGCAGGTGTCCCTTGAAGAGGGCATCAAACGGGCCCTCGCCGGCTGATGGACATCACCGTCCTGATCCCGGTCATCCCGCCCCACACCGAACCGGGTGGACCCTACGAGCGAGCGGTCCGCAGCGTCCAGGTCCAGACCTACCCGGCGACGGGCGGCATCCTCGTCGAGTTGGACGCGGACCGGACCGGCGCGGCGGCGACCCGCAACAGGATGCTCGAACGGGTCAACACCGAATGGGTCGCGTTCCTCGACTCGGACGATGAACTGTACCCGGACCACCTGAAACTCCTGGCCCGGTTTGTGTGGGCAACCGGGGTGGACGTGGCCTACCCGGGTTATGACTGCACCGGCCAGGACAAGGTCAACTGCTTCGGGGTGCCGTTCAACGCCGTCTTCCTGCGGCAGACGAACTACATCCCGGTGACCGTGCTCGCGCGCACCGACAAGATCCTGGCCGCTGGAGGCTTCCAACCACACCCGGACGAGAACGGGGACCCGTGCGAGGACTGGGGACTGTGGCTGGCCATGGTCGACCAGGGAGCCAAGTTCGGCCACCTGCAAGCGAAAACGTGGCTGTGGCACAACGACCAGGAGACGACCCGAGGAAGGCCCGACCGATGGTGAACGAGCGAGAGGAGCGCCGGTGAGTAGCTTCGGCGGCACATCGGCCGCCTCGGGCGGCCTCGGACTGACGCTGATCCGGGCCAGCGGCGAACGGCAGACCGTACACGCGGAGCCGCGCTGGCCCACGATCGTCCCGTCGCTGATCGACGTGCATCTGCACGGCCTGCCTCAGCCGGGCCTGCCGCTGGAGGTCAACCGGTGGCGCCGCTCTAACGTCAAGCACCTGTGGCGGGGTGCTCGGCGGGTGCTGCTCGCCCGGTCGATGAAACTCCCGACCATGTACGGGCAGCTGTGGCTGTCCGTGTTCCGTGGCGACGGCGAGATCGTCGACCTCGGCCTGGCCGGTCTTCGGGCGGTGACGACGGTCGGCGTGAAGTTCATCTGCGACGACCTCAACAACAACGGCCAAGACGTGTCGACGATGAAGTTCCACGGCTTCGGCACTGGCGGTACCGCGGAGGGTGTCGGGAACACGGCACTGACCACCGAGTTGACCACGCAGTACGCGGTCGACAACACGCGCCCGACCGGCTCCCAGGCCAGCGCCACGGTGTCGAACGACGCCACGTACACCACGGTCGCGACGCTGTCTCCGGACTCGGGCGGCACCATCGCGATCACCGAGCATGGCATCTTCTCCGCCTCGTCGGCCGGGACACTGCTGGACCGGACCCTGTTCTCCGCGGTCAACCTCGTAGCTGGCAGTGACTCGCTCCAAGCAACGTACGTGTTCACCCAGGTAGCGGGGAGCTGACGTGGACCTCTACCTCACCGAGCCGGTCGGCCCCTTCGCCCCGGCGGCCGGCGCGTCCTTCGGGACATTCACCACCCGGCAGGACGTCTCGCCCCTACCGGTGCCGGTGATCCCGGCCGGCAAGTTGCGGATCGGCTCCCGGATCAAGATCGAGGCCGAGGGGGAGTATTCGTCCACCGGCACGCCGACGATCATCCTCGGCTTCTACGTCGGCAACACTTCCCACGCGTCGACCGGGGCACCGGGAGCGATCGACACTGTGCTGGCGGAGACCGGCACGATCAGCTTGGCGACCGCGGCGGCGTGGCCGTGGCGGCTGGAGTGGCGCGGCCTGATCACCGCAGTCGGCTCGTCCGGGACGGTTGTCGGGCAGGGCGACTGTGAGACGGGTACGTCGCTGACCGCGTTCACGTCGGTCGCGATTCCGACGACGCAGGCGCTGCGCACGGTCACGATCAGCACGGTCACGCTCAAGGCCGTCGGGGTGTGTGCGACGTTCTCCGCGTCGAGCGCGTCGAACACGGTGAAGGTCAACAACATGTCCGTGCTCATCCTCAACTGAAGCTGGGGAAGGGGTCTAGATGTCGGTCGGGTTCCCGGCGAACAAGCTGGACGTGGACTCGCGGGCCGGCCAGCTGGCCCTCCAACTACGGGACACGCTGCGCCAGGTGTCCCTGTTCAAGGCGTGGCTCGACTCGCAGACCGACGCCGCGCTCACCGCTCTCGGGTACAACTCGACGGACATCGCCCAGTTGCGTAGCTCCTACGTGGACCTGGACAAGCTGCGCACCATCTACGAGGGCACCGCCACGCAGGCGACGACCTACGACTTCCGGACGTTCGCGAAGCTGCTGACCGGCGTGGTGTAGGCGGGGGAGGGCCCACATGCCCACTCTCGTCGCCTCGTACCAGGTCGACTCGGCCAGCAATGACACGTCCACCCTGACGACGCCGTCGTTCACCCCGGCGGTCGGGGAGATCATCGTCGTCAAGGGGCTGGTCGAGGACTCCGGCCGGACCCTCGGCACCCCCTCCGGTGGGGGTGGTAGCTACACCCAGCAGGTCGTGGACACGACAGCGAGCCACGTCTACGCCACGATCTGGACCTCCACCACCACCGTTGCCTCGTCGACCACGGTTTCGCTGCCGTTCGGGACCGGTGCCGCCGCCTACCACTCGATGGTGGTCGAACGCTGGTCGAACGCCCAACTCGCCGCAACGCCGGCGACCGCCGACACCCGCGGCACCGGCGCACCGTCGACCACACTGACCACCGCCGCCAGCGGGTCAGTCGTTTCGTGGTGCTGCGGCGACTGGGCCGCCATCGACGGCACGTCGCGCACCTACAACACCACCTCGGCGAGCCCGACCGAAGACGGCTACCGGTTCGTCTCGACGAACTTCACCGCCTACTGGGCCTACCAGACCGCCGCCTCCGCCAGTTCGCAGACATTCGGTCTGACCGCACCGACCGGCCAGACGTGGACGCTGCTCGGCATCGAGATCCAGGATCTTCCCGCCGCGAGCCAGCCGGCAGCCGGCTACTGGCCGGTCCTGCCACCCCCACTGCTGTTCGAACTGGTCGCCCGTAACCAGGCCATGTGGCTTGGCACCTCGCCGGCCGGGACCCTGTTCACCCAGAACCTCGCCGGCTCGGTCACGCCGACCGGGGCATTGCAGAAGGCGGTCACGAAGCCGGGCCTGACCGGCTCGGTCACCTCCACCGGTGCGCTGGCGAATCAGACGAACAAGGCGCTGGCCGGTTCGGTCACACCCACCGGGGTACTGACCGCCGTCAAGGTGGTTCTGCGCTCCTTCGCTGGCTCCGTCACTCCCACCGGGTCTCTGGCGAAGCAGGTCAACAAGGCGCTCTCGGGCTCGGTAACCCCCGCCGGTGCCTTGGCGAAGCAGGTGGCGAAGGCCCTCGCCGGCTCCGTGACATCCTCCGGGGCGTTGGCCAAACTCGTGGCGAAGGCCCTCGCCGGGGCGGTTACCCCCACCGGGGTGCTGACAACCATCAAGGTGGTTCTGCGCTCGTTCGCTGGCGCGGTCACCCCGACAGGCGTCTTGACCCGGCAGACCAACAAGGCCCTGTCAGGGTCATCAACCCCCCGCGCCACGCTGGCCAGGGCGATCACTAAGACCCTGGCCGGCTCTGTCGCCGCTGTCGGCTCGCTGGCGAAGCTGGTCGCCAAGCCGCTGTCGGGCCGCTCCACCCCGACCGGCGGGCTGACGGCGACCCCGGTCGGCGCCACCCAGAACGCCACCTCCACGGCGGCGGTCGCCGCCCAGCGGTCCTCGACATCCGCAGTGAACCGGTCCGCCACCACGTCGACCGCAGCAGCCACACCGGCCGGCACATCGACCAGCGGCGTCACCGCCAGCCGCACGTCGACATCCGGAGCGACCGGCCGGACGACATCGACTCCTGATGTTTCGGATGGGTAGGTGAGTCGTGGGCGCGACGGTGTTCTTCGAGTCGACCAACGAGCTGGCGACCCTCTCCAACACCTTCAAGGTCAACGGCACCCCCACCGATCCGACCGCGGTCACCCTGACCGTCACCTCCCCATCGGGGACCGTCTCCACGTACACCTGGCCCAGCCCGGCGACCCTCACCCACGGCACCGCAGGCGTGTTCTCCAAGGACATCCCCTGCTCCGAGGACGGCGAGTGGCAGTACCTGTGGGAAGGCACGAACGCCGCCTCCGACGCGGAGGCCGGGACGTGGACGGTCTTCGAAACGACGCTGGGAAAGCTGTACTGCACCCCGGCCGCCCTGAAATCGCGGATGGGCATCACCTCGACCTCATCCGACTACGAGGTCCACGCCGCCTGCTTCGCCGCGTCGAGGGCCATCGAGTCGATCTGCGAGCGGGTCTTCTACCGGACCGCTTCCGGAACTGTCCGGACGTTCGTCCCGGACAGCCTGTACTGCCTCACTCTCGGCGCCTACAACGACCTGTACTCGCTGGCGATACTGAAGACCGACGCCGGCGGGGATGGGGTGTTCGAAACCACCTGGTCCGCCTCCGACTACCAGTTGCATCCGGTCAATCCGGCGGCGGCCCCGGAGACCCGGCCCTACACGAAGATCAAAACAACGGGGTCGCAGACGTTCCCCGTCCCTCTGGTCATCGGCAGGGAAGACCTCGTCCAGGTCACCGGAATATTCGGCTGGCCGGCGGTGCCGATGGCCGTCAAGCAGGCCGCGCTGATCCTCGCCGAGGAAACCCTCAAGCTCAAGGACGCCCCGTTCGGGGTGGCCGGGTTCGGGGAGTTCGGCTCCATCCGGGTCCGGGAGAACCCCGCCGTCGCCCGGCTACTTGGCCCCTACCGCCGCTACCCGATGCTGGTCGGCTGATGGCCACGTTGACCCAGATCCGGGAAGCCATCGGCGCACGGCTCGCCACGATCGCCGATCTGAACGTGTCCGCCACCGTGGTCGGACAGATCACCCCGCCCTGCGCGATCGTGGCCCCAGCGGCGGAAGGCGCCGTCGACTACGACACGTCGATGTCCGGCACCACCGACTACAACCTCGTCATCACACTGTTCGTCTCCCGCGCCGACGACCCGTCCGGCCAGAACACCCTCGACGCCTACGTCGACCCGACCGGGACCAGCAGCATCCACGCCGCGGTCAACGGCACATTGGGCGGGCTTGTCGATGACGCCAACGTCGGACGTGCCAGCCGGTACGGGAACTTCAACTACGCCGGCATCGACTATTTCGGCTGCGAGTTCCCGGTGCAGGTGATGGCGTGAGGTTCTGTTGAGATTCCTTGTCGCCCAGCCAGGACCGGGCTACTCGGTCGCCGACGTCCACGAGGGATGGGTCGAAGCGCTCCGCACGCTCGGCCACGACGTGTTCGAGTTCAACTTGGACGACAGGTTGGCGTTCTATTCGCTGGTCGAGCTGAAGATCGGCTCCATCAGTACGGACTGCCCGTACTGCGGCAAGCCGGTCGGCCAGGGCAACTACCGCAAGGCCCTTTCCACCAAGGGCGCCACCGAGTTGGCGACGAACGGCCTGTATGCGGCGCTGATGAAGGTCCGGCCCCATGTCCTCCTGGTGATCTCGGCGTTCTTCACTCCGCCGGAGTTGTTGGAGATCGCCCGTAGCGCCGGCGTGACCGTCGTCGTGATCCATACGGAATCGCCCTACGAGGACGAACGGCAGTACGCGATAGCTGCCCACGCCGACCTCAACCTGATCAACGACCCGACCAACCTGGACCACTTCCGGTCCCTCGCGCCGACAGAGTTCTTCCCGCACGCCTACCGGCCATCTGTCCACTGCCCCGGCGACCCGTTACCCGAACTCGTCTGCGACCTGGCCTTCGTGGGCACGGGTTTCCCGAGTCGGGTCGAGTTCTTCGAGCGGATGGGCCTCGACGACGAACTGGACGTGATCCTCGCCGGAAACTGGGCGCTCCTCGACCGGCACCCGTTGGCGGCCTGTGTTCCGCACGGGCTGGACGACTGCCTGGACAACGACCGGGCCGCCGACCTCTACCGGTCCGCGAAGGTCGGGATCAACCTGTACAGGCGCGAGGCCGCGGAGCACGACTCCGCCGAGGGCTGGGCCTGCGGGCCGAGAGAGATCGAAATGGCCGCGTGCGGGCTGTTCTTCCTGCGCGACCCCCGCCCCGAATCGGACGAGCTCTTCCCGATGCTGCCCTCCTTCACCAGCCCGGAAGAGGCATCCGACCTGCTCCGCTGGTGGCTCGACCACCCCGAAGACCGGCTCGCCGCCGCCGACAAGGCCCGGCAGGCAGTTGCAGATAGAACGTTCGATAGCCATGCCGCGCGGCTGCTGCGGCTACTGGAGAAGGAGTAACCGTGGCCCGTCGGCACGCACGCAATTCCAGGCTGTACATGGCTCTCACCTCCGGTGGCACCGCGGAGCCGATCGCGTTCCTCAACCAGTGGAGCTTCGACCAGAACACCGACACCGCCGAAGTCACCGCACTGGGCGACACCAACAAGATCTACGTGTCCGGGTTGCCGGACGCCTCCGGCTCCGCGTCGGGCTGGTACGACGACGCCACGGTCCAGACCTACACAGCCGCCCTGGACGGGCAGCCGCGGAAGTTCTACCAGTACCCGGACATCGTGAACGACCCGGCGCAGTACTGGTTCGGCACGATCCTCGTCGACTTTTCCCTCAAGGGTGGGGTCTCCGACGCGCTGGCATTCTCGGCGAACTGGAAGGCCGCATCGTCGATCATCAAGGTCGGCTAAATAGGAGGTTCGCGGTGTCCGGGATCAACGGGATCGACGAGGTCTACCGGATCGCGGCGAAACTCCCACCGACGCTCGACTACGAGCTGCACAAGGAGATACGGCAGGCGATCACCGAGCCGGTCGCCGACATGCGGCGTGAAGCGCGCACCAACATCGCCGCGTTCATGCCCTCCGGCTATTCACCGATCTTCGGTGGCGCCTTCCGTATCCAGTCCAGCGTGGGCGGCGGTGGGCTTGGCGGTATCGCGTCGATCCGGCTACGCGGAACCGCGCAGGGCCGATCCCGCAAACGCGACTCGGCTGCCCTCAACCGCGGTGTGCTGAGACACAAGACCTGGGGCAGGCTGCCCTGGCATACACAGGGAATTACCCCCGGCTTCTGGGACCGTGCGGCCGAAAAGTACGTGGAGAAGCTGCACGAAGCAGTTCAAGCGGCGCTCGAACGGGCCGCCAAGAAAACCGAGGCGAGTCTCTAAATGCGCATTCAACTATCCGACGCGGACCGGCAGCGTTTCGGCTGCCCCGAATGGCTGCCGATCGACCTGTCACTGATGACCCTCACCGAGATGGAGGCGATTCAGAAGGCGGTCGGCTTCGACTCCGACCAGGATCTGGTCGACGCCTGGGACCGGCAATTCAAGAACGCCGAAAAGACGATCGTCTACGACTTCGACGCGTGGCGGGTACTGGTGTGGCTCGGGCTGCGGCAGGCCGAAGCGCTGACCGCGAAGAGCCTCGACGAGATGGCCACGGAAATCGTGGACCTCGACTGCCAGATCCTGCGGCTGCGGATCGGGGCTGACCCGCAGCCGGGAAAAGACCAGACGTCCTCATCCACCCCGACGACGACATCGGAGAACTCCGAACCTACTACCGACCCCTGATCCTGCACTTCTTCCCCGGCATCCGCTGGGACGAGTACGACAAGCTTCCTTACCAGTTGTGGCGTGACCTGAGAGCGTTCATCGACGCACACCCCGGGAGGTGACTTCCGGATGCCGGCCGACGTCCAACTCGATGTTCAGATCACCAAGAAGGGCGAGGGCGACAAGGAGGCCGCCCTCGGCCTGAAAGCGGTAGGCCGGGCCGCGGACGATGCGGCCGACGAGCTGGCCCGCCTGGACCGGAAACTCGCCGAAACGAAGCTGCTCGCGGCGGCGGCCGGCAAGGAGTTCCTCAAGACCGGGGATGCCTCGCCGCTCAAGTCGCTGCTGCGCGATGAGCGGCAGCTCAATCAGGTCCGCAAGTCGCTGACCGCGGTCGACGACGACCTGGAGAGGCTCGGCAAGACCGGCCTGAAGGCCGGGGAGTTGTTCCAGGGCGTCTTCACCGACCTCTCCGGCACGCTCGCGGGGGCGGCCAAGTCGCTGGCGTCGGCCCCGGAACTGCTCGCTGTCGGCGGGGCGATCGCCGTGCCGCTCGCCGCTGGCCTGTCCGCGGCCCTGTCGGGTGCGGCGTTGGCCGGCACCGCGGGGGCGGGGCTGGCCGCCGGGATCCTGCTCGCCGGGCGTAGTTCCGAGGTCCACGCCGCTTGGACCATCGTCGCCAATGACGCGCTCAAGGGTTTCTCCAACGCGGCGTCGTCATTCCAGGAACCGCTGGTCCGGGCGGCGAAGACGTTCGACGACGCGCTGGCGGGGGACCTTCCCCGGATCCGCCGGGACTTCGAGATCCTGGCGCCCCTGATCGACGACCTGGCCAAAGGTGCTGCCGGCCTGTTCCACAACTTGCAGCCGGGGTTGCAGGACGCCTTCCGCGGCGCCGTCCCGGTGGTCAAGGAGCTGTCGCAGGAGCTGCCGAAACTCGGCGACGACGTGTCGTTCCTGCTGTCCCAGCTGGGCGGCTCGGGTCGGGCCGGTGCGGAGGCGCTCGGCCTCACCCTGGATGGCCTCGGCGCTTCGCTGCGGGTCGTCGGCATCGGGCTGCATGAGGGCTCGGACCTGTTCGAGATCTTCGGCACCGGTGCGCTGGGCGCGGCAGCGCAACTCGGCGTCCTCGACCAGACCGTCTCGGCCCTCACCCAGGGCCCGGGGTTGCTCCTGTACGACTGGCTGACCGGCAACGCGAACAAGTCCGACGAGTTCTCCAAGTCGGTGGAAGAGCTCAAGAACGACATGGCCGACGCCTCCGCCGAGAAGGCATTCCAGGAAGGCATGGCCACCGCCGCCGCGGCGCTGCGGGAAGGCCAGGCGGCGGCGCACGACATGGAACACCAGGTGTCCGACCTGGCCAATACGCTGCTGGGCACGAAAGACGCCGACATAGCGTTCAAGCAGGGCCTACTCGACCTGAACCAGACCCTGAGGGACAACAAGGGCACCACGGATGAGCGGAAGAAGGCCGGCCTTGAGGATGAGGCGGCGATCCTCAAGCAGTTCCACGCCGCGGTCCAGCTCCGTGACGCCACCTTGCAGCAGACCGGCAGCCAGGAGGCGGCGAACAAGGTCTTCGACGATTCGGTCGGGAAGATCTACGCCAGCGCACAGGCAAACGGCATCAACAAGCAGAAGGTCGACGAACTCAGCGGCAGCATCCGGGACATACCGCGCCCGGACCCGGTCGACATTGAACTGAAGCGGCAGGGCTACTCCGACGACGACCTGCGCGAGTTGAAACGCGGCCTGTTGACCATGCCGAGCGCCGACCCGCACATCGACCTGCGCCGCCAGGGCTACTCCGACGACGACATCCGCGAGCTCGGCCGGGCCGTCAACAACCTGCCCAGCTACCACCGCATCAGCGTCGAGGTGGCCTACAGCACCACCGGGTCGGCCGGCACCGCCGCCGGGCGGGCCGGCTCGATCCGCCCGGTGGCGCACGGCGACATCATCGGGGCAGCCCGCGGCATGGTGGCCTCCTCCGCACCGACCGTCGTCTTCGGCGAGCGCACCCTGCCCGAGGCGTACATCCCGGCACCCAACTCCGGGATCTCCCACCAGCGGGCGGACATGCTCCTCGGTACCGCGGCGTCGTGGTGGGGACGTGGGCTCGTGCCGGCCGGTGGCGGCGGCGGTCCGACCATCGTCATCAACGTCACCGCGGACTCATTCACCGACGGTCAGAAGCTCGGCCAGGCGATCGCCAAGGAGATCCGCACCAACCCGGTCTTTGCCGGCGCGATCGCCGGGGCGTCCACGTGAGTTTCCCGTCCACCCGGCTTGAGAACTTCACCGAGATCCTGATCGATGGAGTGTGGACGGACATTACCTCCAGCGTGCGGGCCGCCTCGGGGATCGCCATCAGCCGGGGGATCCGGGACGAGTCGTCGAACCGGGCCGGTGCGGGCAGCATGGGCCTGACCCTCGACAACCGCAACGGCACCTACTCGGACCTGAACCCGGCCAGCACCTACTACGGGAAGATCGGCCGCAACACGAAGATCCGCCACTCCCGCCGGCACGCGTACGACGCGTTCGGCCGCACCGCCGCGAACGGCTGGGGGACGGCGGATTCCGGGCAGGCGTGGTCGACGAACGGCGGCGTGGCGGGCGACTACTCGGTGTCCAGCGGCACCGGCCGGATCTCCAACGGCTCGGTCAACGTCGTCCGCGAAACGGTCCTCGCCGCCGGAGTGGGAGGGACGACGCTGCTCGACGGCACCGTCTCCGCGACCCTCAAACCGGGCGTGGTGGCCACCGGCGCCGACATCCAGATGGCGCTGGAGATGCGCCGCGCCGACGCCTCCAACTACCTGTTCGCCATCGCCGACTTCGACACCGCCGGCACAGTAGACGTGATCATCGCCGCCCGGGTTGCGGGAGTGAACACCGTCCTTGCCACCTCCTCGGACAGGTTGTCGTACGGCGCCAGCGACGCGTTCCGGATGGAGTTCACCGTCACCGGCGGGCAGCGCACCGTGCGGCTGTGGAACACAGCCAGCCCGAACACGCAGATCTGGACCTACGCCGACGACTCCACCACCGCGAGCGCCGCGATCACCGCGGCCGGGAACGTCGCGTGCCGCTCTATCCTGATCACCGGCAACACCAACACCACCCCCGTGGTCACGTTCGACGACCTGGTGGTGCAGGACATCCGGTTCTCCGGTGAGGTGCCGGAATGGCCGCAGCGCTGGGACGTATCCGGCCGCAACGTGTACGTGCCGCTGACCGCAGCCGGCCTGCTGCGGCGGTTGACGCAGGGCACCCGCCGGCTCCAGTCGGTGATGACCCGCGCGTCGCTGTCCGCCGGCCCGATCGATTTCTGGCCGTGCGAGGACAGTTCCGGCGCCGCCCAGGCAACCGACGCGGTCCAGGGCGGCCAGCCGCTCATGTCCAACGGCGCCACCCCGTCCTTCGGCACGGAGATGGTCCCGGGCGCCGCGGGCGGGTTCACCCTGGGCACGGACACCGGGTTCCGTACCGTCGTGCAGCCGAGCACCAGCACGGTGCTGTCCGTCCAGTTCCTGATCAATATTCCGGCGGCGCCAGCCTCCGCGTCCCGGATCATCTCCCTGGAGATGTCCAGCGGCACCTACTGGCTGATCGTGCTGACCCTTTTCCCGGCTGGCGGCGTCGACACGTGGGGCCTGGAGATCTTCGACGGCGGCGGGGTGCGCCAGGTCTTCACCTCGGTCGCCTTCTCGATCAACACCGTGGACGAGCCCTACGGCCGGGACCTGTACGTGATGCTCGACATGCGCCAGAACGGCGGCAACGTCGAATACGAGTTCCGTGCCTACGACTACACCCAGCCCGCCGCGTCCGGTTCGACCGGCTCCTACGCCGGCACCCTCGGCAAGATCGGCCAGCTGGTGATCTGCAACCCGGGCCAGGTCGGCCCCGGATCCGGGGTCAAGTACAGCCAGATCGGCGTGTTCCCGGTGTCGACCACCTTCGCGTCCTGGGTGGGCGCAGGTTCGTATGACGCCACCGGCTACATCAACGGCTTCACCGGCGAGGACCCGGTGGCCCGGCTCCAGCGTCTCGCCGCCGAGAACGGCATCGACCTGGTCACCCAGGGGAACTCCTCGACCCGGGGTGTCGGCATGGGCGCCCAGGGCCAGGACACCCTGTACAACCTGTTGCTGGAGTGCGCCGACGTCGACCAGGGGCTGCTGTACGAAACCCGCACCCAGTTCGGGCTGACCTACCGGGCCGCGGCGTCGCTGTACAACCAGACCGCGGTCGCGCTCAACTACACCGGCCGGCAGCTGGCCCCGGACATCCAGCCCACCAGCGATGACCAGTACATCCGCAACGACGTCACGGTGGCCCGGAAGTCCGGCTCCTCGTCGCGGATCGTCGACATGACCAGCCGCCTGTCGGTCAACGAACCCCCGTCCGGGGTGGGCCAGTATGACCGGGGCACCACGACCGTCAACTGCGAGTTGGACGCCGACACCCGGCTGATCGCCGGCTGGCTGGCGAAACTCGGCACGGTCGACGAGCCCCGCTACCCGTCCCTTGCGGTCCAGATGGCCAGCCCCGCCGTAGCCGGCAGTTCGTCGCTGACGCAGGGACTGGCCGGGCTGGACACCGGCGACACGTTCTCGGTGTCGAACCCGCCGGCCTGGCTTCCCCAGTTCGACATCCTCCAACTGGTGCTCGGCTACCAGGAACAGATGGGCATGTTCGACTGGACGCTGCGCTACACCGGCCGGCCCGGTAAGCCGTTCGACATCGGCATCGTCGATGGTTCGGGGAACACCGCCCGGGTCGACACCGGCAACCAGACCCTGTCGACCTCGGCCACCTCTTCGGGCACCTCGTTCTCGGTGGCCACCTCGACGGGTCCACTTCTTCGCACGGGTTCCGGGCTGTCGATCGACCTGGACGTGGCCGGGGAGAAGGTGACGGCCACGAACATCTCGGGGGCCGCGAGCCCGCAGACAGTGACCGTCACCCGTTCGGTCAACGGCGTGGTCAAGGCCCAGGCATCGGGGGCGGTGGTGAGGCTGTGGCGCCCATCAAGGATCGGCTATTGAGCATGACGGTCAGGTGACGGCGAGATGACGGCGGAAACGCGTCCCTACAACTGGTCGGCCCTCGACGACATCACCGCCGCCCGGCTCCAGCAGACCTACGCGGCCGTCCTGCTCGCGCAGGACCCGCCGGGCTGCATCGTGCGCCGCACCACCACGCAGAGCATTACCAACACGACGTTCACGTCGATCTCGTTCAACTCGGAGATCGCCGACAACGACTCGATGTTCGCCGCCACCTCGACCGACATCACCATCCAGCACGACGGCTACTACCTGGCGGTGTACGGGATCGACTGGGCCACCAACACGACCGGCACCCGCGTCATCAACATCTTGCAGAACGCGGTGGCCATCCCCGCGGGCAACAAGGAACTGCCGGCCGGCGGTACGGGCAACCACAAGGACACCGGCGCGGTGGTGTTCACCGCGGTCACCACCGACGTGATCCGCATGGAGGTGTGGCAGGACTCCGGCGGAGCCCTGAACGTCGACACCGCCCGCCTGTCGGTGGTCCGGCTGTTCGGTCCGGGCAGCTGATGACTCCGATCATCTCGGCGCCGAGTGCGCCGTATGCGACCGTGCGCGCGAACGCCGTCGCCGTGCCGTGCGCCGACTGGTACCCGCGTGCCCTCGTCGCCTTGTGGGAGGCCGGCCTGAAGACCGGCGTGGACCCGGTGGTCCTTGCTGCTCAGTGCGCCTTGGAGACCGGGTGGGGGAACTTCGGCGGCAGCGTCACCGAGAAGTACGGCAACACGTGCGGGCTGAAGAACGTCGATGCCACGGGGGACACGTCGGCGGATCTGGCGCACTTCGCGATCGGCATCGGCGGCTACCCGTGGCTGGGTGCCCTGGCCCATGCGCATCACCTGCGGCTGTACGCCGGCCTGCCGGTCCCGGCCGACTCGCCCGATCCTCGCGCCGGCTTCGTCGGCCCAGGGTCGTCCCGGTTCGGTGCCGCCCAGTACGTCGAGCAGCTGTCGACGCTGTGGGCGCCGTCCACCGACTACGGATTCAAGGTGGTCACGATCATGGACCGGCTACGGAAGGCGGTCTGATGTCCTGGTACCCGGACCTTCCCCACGTGCAGGCCGGCGGGGACGGCGGACCGCGCTCGCAGACCCAGTTAGTCGTGATCCACGCGACGGACAATACGGCCTCCGACGAAGCCGAAGCCAACTATGCCGAAACCCGATCGGACCACATCTCGGCGCACTTCTACTCCGACGAGGACTCGGTCACCCAGGCGCTGGACACGTCCCACATCGCCTACGGCTGCTACCCGATCGGCAACTCCCGCTCAGTGCAGTTCGAGATCTCGGGCCGCTCCAACGAGCTCACCGACGCCTCGCTGCGCCGGGTGGCCCCGATCGTGGCAAGGGTGTGCCGGGAGTTCGGCATCCCGGTCCGGAAGGCGTCCGCCTCCGACCTGGCCGCCGGGGTCAAGGGCATCTGCGGCCACCTCGACGTGACGAACGCCTGGCACCAGGGCGACCACACCGACCCGGGCCAGTACTTCCCGTGGCCGACGTTCATCGCCTACGTGCTGAACGCGGCCAACCCAGCGGCGGTGGCCGGTACGCCGGAAGGAGACTGCGACGACATGGTCAGCGGAGAACTCAACGAGGGCACCAAGCGCACGATGATCGGCCTGGACGACGTCAACTCGGGACTGGCGAAGAACGGCCCGGCGTGGCTGTCGTTCGTCACCGACCCTGCGCTGCTCGCGGAGAAGGGCGTCGACCAGGTCCGGCTGCGGGTGGCGGTCACCGACGGGAAGGGCTGGAACGTCCCCGTCGTGACCCTGTCCAAGGCCGACTGGCGCGAGTCGATCGCCCTCGCCACCGGGATCAATGGGGTACGGGTCGACCGCCTGGACCTGGTCGCCACAGCAGGTGAGGACGGTGGGGAGCCGGACAAGGACAACGACCCGGCCGGCCATGTGGAGATCGGCTACTGCGTCATGTACGGACCGAAGCGGGCATAGCTCGCTGACCGGCCGAATCTTCGGCGAAGGGTAGGGCTCGTGCGTGAAGTGGGAAGCGATCCGGACCGTCGTCCGCGACCTTATGTTTCTCGCAGTGGGCCTCGGCGGGATCACCTACCAGCAGGTCACCGGCCGGGTGAACGTCGAACTCCTCCTGGTCTATACGGGCCTGCTCGGGGTCCCGGCCGCGGTGGCGGTGAAGAAGCTCTACCCTGGCAGGACCGAAACCCCGCCTACTCCCGAGCCGTCATCGCCGTCACAGCCGCCGTCCTCATCGCCGTGATCGTGCTCGCCCTGCTGGCCGGGGGCTGACCATGCCGTTGACGCACCGGCCGTTCAGCCGCTCCACCTGGTACCTACTGGTGGTCATCTTCGTGTCCCAGTTCGCGATGGTCGTCGGCGGGATCCTCTACACCAACTACATGGTGCAGAAGTTCTGCGAAGAGATCGTGCTTGTTGACGAGGCGTACAAGCAGCCGTTGCCGCCCGGGATCCCGAACTCTCCGACCCGGCAGAAGCTGGCCCAGGCCAACCGAAAGCTTCGGGCCGATCTGCACTGCGACAAGGGCCGGGGCTGATCCCATGAAGAAGCTAGCCGGGCGTCCAGGTCTTCCGCTTCGTCTCGTCCACACAGTCCGGCACGGTGAAGTCCCCGCACGGCTGCCCGTCCTCGTCCTTGATCCAGCAGTACACCCCGTGGTGACCGCCACCGATCGCGGTTTCGCAGCCGCACGGAGTCCAGTGCAGCGACATCTGCCAGCCGATGTGCTTGTGGCCCTTGGAGCAGTAGGTGTTCCCCCAGTCAACCATCGTCTGATCGTACGTCTGTTCTAAGGAGCCGGCGGATGTACGAGTACAACGCCACCATCTCCAAGATCCACGATGGTGACACGATCCAGGTCGACGTAGACCTCGGCTTCCACGTCTGGCACCACAAGGTCTGGGCGAGGATCGCCGGGATCTCCGCCCGCGAACTGTCGATGGTCGGCGGCCAGGAAGCAGCCGACTACCTCGAAGGACTCCTCCCAACAGGTACCCCGGTCGTTGTCCAGTCGACGAAGATCGGCGCCGACCCGGCCGATGTGATGTCGTTCGACCGGTACGTCATGTCAGTCACCATGCCGGACGGCAGGGACCTCGCCACGGTGATTGAGGGTGCCGGCTTCGCGTGCTGGTGGGACGGCAAGACCCGTCCCGTTCCGTACCCGGTGTGGCCGATCCCGTCATGAAGAAGTGGCTGATCGTCGCGCTCTCCGCCGCCTGGCTGGCCTGGGAGCTGTACGCGGCCAACGACCACGACCCGCACACCTGGCCCCTGACGTACGTCCTCGTGCACTACCTACCGGCGTGGCTCACCATCCCAGCAGCCCTGATCTTGGGAGTGTGGTTGCCGTGGCATCTGTGGACCGAGTACCGCAAGAAGCGGCGCAGCGCAGCAACTAGGAGGCAGCCGTGAAGAAGATCAGCAAGGCCCTCGTCGCTGGTGGGTTAGCCGGAGCCGCTGCGCTTGCCGCCGCCATCCAGGACGGCAAGGTCGACAACGCCGACATCGGCACCATCGTCGCCGCTGTGGTGGTGGCTGGTCTGGCGGTGTGGCGGGTACCGAACGCCCCGGCGGCGAAGTGATGGAGCTCCTTCGCGCGCTGCTGATCCTCGCCGCCGTGCTGCTGCTGGCCGCCTCGCGCTGGCAGCCGAAGGCGGCACCATTCGGCTGGGCCTGCGCCGTCGCCGGTTTCGGTATGCCGATCATGCAGGCGGGATTCCACTAGAACACAAGGTCCTTCATAAGTCGTCATAACTGAAGCGGCCCCTCACTTCGGTGTGGGGCCGCTTCGTTCGTCTCGGCTATGGGAGCGCTCCCACCATCAGTGGTTCTCGATCACCTTTCGCGTGATCTCGATCAGCCGGTAGTCGTCCGACTGGAGCCCGCCGTACATCTCCGACGCCAGCCGGTGCACGTCATCGGCGGTCTCGTACTCGCACTGCGAATACTCGGACCATCCGCCGTCGCCGTCGCTGATCTGGAGTCGGTAGGTGGTGTCGAGGGTGTACACGTCGGCGATCATTGGTGACTCCTCAAAAGTTGACCTTGGAAAGTTGACCTTGCGATGGAGATGAGGGCCGGTCTCCCGGCCCCCTCCTCGTCGATCTTCACTTCGCGGGGTGTACCTCGTACCACCGCGTGTCGCCCTGGCTGACCGTCTGGCGGAGCCGACGCCGCTCGGCGTCCGCAGCCTCGGGGGTGTCGTGCTTGCTGATCTCGGTCCCGGCCTCGTCGAGGTACTTGCCGGTCTTCTCGATTACCTGGTACTTGGCCATCTTTGTCCTCCTGTCGAAAGTTGACCTTGAGAGGTTGACCTCAAGAAGTTGATGTTGGATGGCGGGGCCGGGCTCCCGGCCCCGCCATTCCTTCATCGGGTCTCCGCGTTCTTCTCCCGGATGGCCGCCTTCAACTCGCCGAGCCGCTGCCGTTCGACCCGGGTCGGTTCGCCCGACGGCCGGCGGGTGATCCTGGCGAGGATCGTGTTCATCTCGGCCTGCATGCCGCCGAGTTCGTAGTTGTGGCGCTGCTGCTCGGGGATGGGCGTGTCGCGCATCTCGATCTCCTCTGTCGTCGCTGGTTGCTGTCTTCCTCTTCCACCCGGCTCCGGCTTCCGCTCGTCCCGCTCCGTTCGGGGAGTCCTCGCGGCCCTGTGGTTTCGCCTGTGTCTTGGGCCTTCCCTGTTTTCTTATAGATTAAGTGTACACCCATGAAATGAGCCACCACAAGAGGCTAGACAAGATTTTCTGGGTTGACATTTGGGTGTACACTTAACCCATGACCGACACCCAACAGCCCCGGCGCCGCGGCCGACCGCCCACCGGCGAAACGCCCAAGCACTACTTCCGCGCCCCGCAGGCGCTCTGGGACGACGTGACCGCGACAGCGCTGGTCAACAAGGAGTCCGCGACCGCCCTGGTCATCCGCGCCATCGAACGCGAACTCCAGCGGCTGCGGCGCGAGCGCAGCAAAGTTTCTTAACTAAAGCGGCCCCTCACCCGATCCCCCGGGTGAGGGGCCGCTCTTCGCTGTCTGTGACCTCTAAGTAGTCGAAAGCCCGTTCGACAGCCGCCCTCAACTCCTCCAGCGAACAGCCCGGTTGCATGAAGAGTGGCGTGCGGTTCTTCGACCGGTGCGGCAACGTCCGCCGTGGCGCTGACGTTCGTGGCTGCCGCTCATCACGGGGCCGATGCTGGCCATACTTCACGACGAGCCCGAGCGCGATCACCGGAGGGTTGGCCCGGTATTCGACCATCCACGGGTAGTCGATCCCGGTGCCCTCTATGGTGTTGCATCGTCCACACAGCAGTCCACGGACGAGGCCGGTCGCATGGTCGTGATCCACGACGAGCGGACGTTCCTGGCGGCAGACGGCGCACCGTCCGTCCTGATGACGGCGGAGGTCGACTAGTGGGTCGATCATGAGGAGTCCTTCACTCGGTAACAAGTCTTTCCCGGCGAACCGCTGGAGGATAGGCCGGGAAACGTCACCTGGGTCCGAGAGCGATCTGGCCGAAACTTCAACGGGAAACAAAGTCACGCCTCATCGACTGCCCACCGCCGATCGACCGCGGCCTGCAATTCAGCGGCCGAGGCACGGAAGTAGCGCGCAGTCGTCTCGATCGAGACGTGCCCGAGGAGCGCCTGGATCTGCGCGATGTCCACGCCCTCCTCGCGCTGCCGGGTCGCATACGTGTGCCGGAGCCGGTGTGGGCGTAGCCCGGGCAGCCCAGCCATCCGGCCGACGACACGCACGACCTGGGTGATGCCCTCGGCGGTCAACGGCCCGCGCCGGCCGAGCCACAGCTTCCCGGCGCCCGGGTGCTCGAGCAGGAGCGCGCGTAGGGCGTCGCGGGCCAGCTTGTCCGGCGGCACGTCGCGCACCTCGTCGCCCTTGCCGAACAGCCGGACGTTTCCCGTGCGCTCCGTCAGCGTCACGTCGTTGACGTTGACTCGCGCGCACTCCTCGACCCGGGCGCCAGTGCCGAGCAGGAACGCGATGATCGCCTCGTCCCGCTTCCCTCGGCGCTCGGCCTGCCGGCGCAGGTTCGACTCCTCCGGTCGGGTGAGCGCCTTCGGTGCGCCCGGCTTCGCCACGCGTGCCCGCTTCACCTTCGTCGTGATCCGGACCTGTTCGTACATCAAGGTCACAGCGGCCAGCGAAAGGTTGACGTAGCTCGCCGACAGCTTCGGCTCGTTGCCGAGCATCTGGCGCCGCCACTCGAGCATCGCGGCGCGCGCGCCTACCGCGTCGACGAACGCGTCTGGGTACACAGCCGGCTCGAGCCATGCCACGTACGCCCGCGCACGCTCCCGGTACTTCTTCGCGGTGCCCGGAGACACCGAGCGCCGCGCCGGCGCGAGGCACCGCTCGAGCGCCGCCAGCGCCTCCTCGCCGGAGGTCTGCTCCATCCGCAGCGGTAGAACTCGAGCCAGGTTTTCCTCCGCGGCGGATACCCGGGCGTACCCGATGGTCTGACTCACGACTGTGTCCTCCTCGGCGTTGCTCGCCGGACAGCCCGGCCAAACTCGATCAACAACTGGGCAAGCTGCCACCGGGCCCGCGGCTCATGCGCCGACAGCCGGACAGTTGCCCGGACCTCTGCGTGTTCCCGGCCGTCTAGCCCCCGGACCCGGGTCAGCACCACCCGGCCAGCTCCGGGGACCTCGACGACGTGGGGGGCGGAGCGGTGCTCGCCGAGCCCGCAGCGGTGGCCCTCGGCGCACCAGTCGACGTGGCCGGCGGAGCGGCGGTCGATCGCGGTCACGGCTTGCCTCGCAGCTTCGTCCACGCGCGGGCCCCGAACCGGAACCTGCTCCCGGTGCCCTCGCACCGGCCACACAGTCGCCAGCCCTTGCCGCCGAACCAGGCGAAGTGCTTGCCCTGCCCCTTGCACCGCCGACAGTCGGTCAGGGGCCAGAAGATGCACGCGAGGATGTAGCGGGCCGCCCAGATGAGGGCGACCCCTACCACGATCCAAGTGGCTTTCATCGATGCCTTTCGGATCTTGCTCTAGCGGCGGAGGGTGCTAGACCTAGCACCTCCGCTAGCGGCAAATACATGCTCTGACCTGCGCTCTAGTCCTCTAGCGCCATCAACTCCTCGGCCTCCCGGGAGGCCCGCGAGGCGGCTATCTGCGCCTGCCGCCGCGAGTCGATAGCCGCTAGCAGGTCCGCCCTGACCAGGCCACGCCGGTTCGCGCCCCTGCCGCGCTCGTCCTGCGCCCACACCTGCCCGGTGGACACCTTGTAGCCCTTCAAGGCTGCGGCTAGGGCCGAGGTGTTGTAGGTCGGGTTGCCCTTGTCGTCCACGCCGATCCAGTCGCCGTACACCTCAGGCCGCAGTTCGGCGAGCCGCTTGACGAGGGTTTCCGACCAGACCTTGTCCTCTCCTTCCGGCCACACCGCCTCAAGGTCGTCGAGCAGGTTGTAGGCCGGTACCCGTTCGCGCTCGGCCGGCTTCGACGGGCCGCCGCGCAGTTCGAGCGCGCGGGCGATGACCCGCTGGGCGCCCGGCCCATCGACGTAGAAGCCCTTGCAGGCGGTGGGCTTTCCCTGCCCGACCAGCCAGCCCCAGCCGAGGTCGTCGTCACCGAACTGGGTAGCCCGGATGCCCTGCTTGTACATCGACGTGCCGAGCACCATGTCGTTGGCTTCCTGGCCCATGACACGCAGGCAGAACCGAACGCCGGCGTTGTCGCTGATGCCCTTGGGCAGCGACTTCGCGTCCGGGCGCTGGGTGGCCAGCAGCAGGATGATGCCGAGTGCCCGGCCAAGCTTGATGACCTTCTCGGCCAACTCGCCGGCCTCGTCGCCGTACTGCTTGTGGCTGAACAGGTTCTGACATTCGTCGATGAACGCGACCAGCAGACCCAGGCCGAGGCTTTTCATGCCGGCCAACTCGGGTGTGACCTTGTTCTCCGGTGCCTTCCCGGCCTTGGCCATCTGCTTGATGAGCGGGCCGCGGCGCAGGCACTCCTTGTACAGGTGGCGGAGCAGCGCCAGCGCGGCCTCGCAAGTGTCGTCGTCGGCACCGGACCCGTACTCGGTGCACACCTCCTCCAGGGCGTCGAGGTCGCCAGAGCCCTTGAGTTCGTAGCCGCGCAGCTCAACGCGCGGGTCCAGCGCCGCGGCGAGGAGCAGCAGCCGCAACGCGAACGTCTTCCCCGCTCCGGGCATGGCCCCGATGAGCCAGTTCCGGTACACCAACGCGCCCTTGACGACGTTGAGCCGGGGGTCGGTGGCGAACGGGAACGGCTTGAAGATGTCGACCTTTGCTGATCTGGACAGCAGCGGCCACGGCGGCTGCTGCATCAGCGACACCGGCTCATCGGCGACCCACAACTCGATCTGGCCGGTGTGCTTGCCGGGCTTCAGCCATACCTGGTCGAGCGGCAGCCGCAGTTCCGGGGCGGCGGCGATCCGTTCCCGACGCTCCATGATCATGGCTGAGGTGACGCCGCGGGGCAGGTTGACCAGGGCCGAATAGCCCGGTCCGTCGCGGATGATCTCGCGGGGGAAATTATCGAAGTCGCTGGCATCCTTGCCGTAGCCACTGGCCAGCAGCGCACCGCGCACCATCTCGCCGGTCAGCTTGCGGAACTGCGGACCCTGCACCACCCGATCGGTGATCGGCTTGTCCGGCGGGCTGCCCACCTTCGCCAACGCCAGGACAACGCCGACGATCAGCGGCAGCTGTACGTACCAGGGGGCCAGGAACCACAGCAGCGTCCCCGCCACGACCAGCAGGAACACGATCACTCCGGCGACCAGGAGATGCCGTTCGGCGTCGTTCTTCGCGACGACCTTCAGCCACTCCTCGGTGTCGTCCTTGCGCCGCGCGGTCTGCCGTCGCTCGATGTTCTCCCAGTGCACGGCCCACTTGGCGCCTTTCCAGGTCAGCCGACCCGCGCCCTTCGGCGCCCGCCACGCCACCCTGCCGGCGTACTTCCACGACCAGAACGCGTGATAGGCCAGCGTGTGCAGGCCCAGCCGCACAGCCCACCGGTACAGGATCCGGCGCTGGTCCTTGGAGCGCAGCACCGCGGGGATGATCGGCCGGCGGTTGTCGGTCCAGGCGACCACGTCCGCGAACACCGGCTTGCGGTCCGGCGGGTCGACGGGCACACCCAACTCCCCGGGCCCGTCCCCATAGACGGACTCGTGATCGTCGCGCGGCTCGTCGACCTCGGCGGACATGTCCGCTATCTCCCCTCGTCCCAGTTCTGAATCCGCGCACACCGTGGGTACTGCTCGCCCACGTCGCAGTGCGTATACCAGGCAGGTTTCCGCTGGTGAATCCACGTGCATGTCTCGCGGCTATCGCCGATGCACAGCTCCCGGGTCACCATCCCGAACCGGTCGCGACTGGAGCGTTTGCCCCAAACGGTGCCTTCCGTGCAACCGGACAGCGTGATCACTGTGACGGTGGCTACCACTACGACCGGGCCGAGCCGCTTCAGAAGCGCCGCCACCATGGCAGGGCCTTCTCCGCGTCGATGACCCTGTCGTTCGCGGCCAGGTAGGCGTCGGACTCCGGGACGTTCCCGCGTCCCCCGGCGGCGCGGTGACGCTTGCCGTCCGCGCGAGAGACCCGTTCCAGGTCGTTGCGGGCTTCCCTCAGTGCCTTGCGTGCGTCCTTGTTGCCCATCTCGGGGCTCCTTTCAGTTGGGGTTTCGCAGCAGGTGCGCCAGGGCGGCGCCCATGCCCAGGACGCCTACCGGGATGCAGGCGACGAGTGTGGTGATCTGCCAGGGGGCGTGAGTCATGCCCGCGCTGACCATCTGGTGGTAGGCGATCTGGCCCGAGCAGCCGATGACGAGCGCGGCGATCGAGGACCACCGGGCGAACCTTTGTGCCCGGGCTCCGTGGCCGGGTGTGAGCCAGGCCCACAGCGCGTAGGCGGCGTAGGTCTCCATCCCGACCGGCAACGTGATCGCCGAGTTGATGGTGAAGTTGTCGGCGATCCCGGGCAGCGGATGGACCGGCCCGAACCCGGTCAGGCCCCCGAGCCCGACCCAGCCCGTCCAGATCGCCACCCATGCCGGCGTGGCGATCACGAGGACCGGCCAGACGCGCACCTTCCGGCGCGGCGCCGGCTCCGGGCCTGCGGACTCCGCCACCTCGGCCTCGGCCGGGGCCAGCTGGTGCCCGCCGGACCCGTTCGGGGACGGCTCCGGATCCGGGTCCAGCTCGTCGCCGAGGGCCTCCCCGACCAGCGCGTCACGCACCTCGGTGGCCTTCGGCGCCCCCACCTTCAGTTCCTTCATCAGCCGGTTCCGGGAGGGGATCGAACCCAGGTCTGCGGCGATCTCCCGGGCGGCCGGCATCAGGGCCTCGACGTCTGGCGGGTAGGCGCTCCGGGTCTGGGACATGGGTCCAGTGTGCCAGAAGTAAGGCATGAGAGGTAGGTAAGACAGCTAAGAGTGCACGATCCCTTACTCGCTTTCCGGACCCGGGTCTGAGACCATGACCCACAACTAAGATAGGTACGGGAGGAGCGAGAACTTGGGTGAGACCTGGCTGACAGTCGGCGAGGTCGCCAAGCTCCTCGACATCGACATCAACACCGCCCGCCGCTACGCCGACGCCGGCCGGCTCAACGAACCCGTACCCATGAGGCGGCTACCGGTCCGCGGTGACCGGAGGATCCACAAGGACTCAGCCGAACGGTTACGGCGCGAACTCGATAGCGAATAAGGAGAGCGGACCCCTCACGCTGCCGGACGTGAGGGGTCCGCTCCTTGCTTTTGCTCAGCGGCTACCCGAGGTACGGGTCCCATCGGTCGAGGGTCGTCATCAACCGGCTCAACGTCGTGAACAGAATCGGTGCCTCGTACTTCCCGTCCGGACCGACCGTCTCGTCTAGGTCTTGCGCCGCGTAGAGGGTGTCCCCGACCAGCTTCTTGATCTCGGCCGGTGGTTGGCCGATGTAGGCCGGGACGCCTTCCTTGGCCGCGCCTGTGATGGTGACGGCCAGCGTCTCTGCCTCGATCTTCAGGGTTTGCGTCTGGAGCGAGCAGGCCAGCGCCCCGGAGCCCAGCAGGCAGCCGTTCGCCTGGTACTGGGAGTAGGTCTGCCGCAGCGCCTTGATCGGCGGACTGACCGCGCTCGCGTACTGCTGGACCGTAGCTGTCTGTACCGGCGGCGCGGTGTAGATGGGAGCGCTGGTGGCCTGCCGCGTTTCCTGCTTGGCGGCCGGCTTGCCGGTGCTGCCCCGTGTCAGTCCGACAGCGATCGCGGCAGCCGCCGCGGCGACCACGACGACGCCGACGATCGCGGCGACGATGAAGGTCCGGTTGCGGCGTTTCGGCTGCTCCGGCACGAACGGCGATTGAGGGATGTACTCCGGGGAAGGCGTGGGGGAAGTCACGCTCATGAGTGTCACTCCACGTGGCAAGGCGGTAACTAGCTTGATCGGGTGGTGTTGCGGCGCCTGCGGTAGCGCTCGATCGCCCAGGCGGCCAGCAGGACCAAGACGAAGGCTCCGACGACCGACATCGAGTACCGGTCCACATGGGACGCGAAGTAGTCGACGTACAGGAGGATGATCTCGCGGGGGGTCAACGCGGAGAGCATCATCAAAGGATCGATACCTAGGGCTGCTGGGGAACCGGCCGATCGCCGGATCCGGCTAGTCCGGACGGCGGGTCTACCGCGCCGTTGTGGCGTTGAGCCTCCACCGCGAGGATGTAGTCCCAGATCTTCTCGGTGATCCTTCGGGCGCCGACCACGGCGTCCTGGATGTGCGCTCCTCCGGAGAGTTCGACGGTGACGTTGCCGGACCGGATCACCAGGGCTGGCCGTCCCTCTTCGTCGGCGATCACATCGACCCTGATGGAGGTGATGTCGAACTGAAGGTACTGGGGATTCGGCTCGTCGGGTGACACCTCGGGGCTCCTGGGGGAAGTTAGGTGGGGCGGGTCCGCCGGCCGGGATCCTCTGATGGCAGCCGACCGGCGTACCCAGTCCTTGTGGAGGGGTGGGGGGTCCGGAGCCGGGTCCTAGCGTGGACTCGCTTCGCAGGCGGGAGGCGCTTGCTCGGGCGAGCCCCAAGGCTCCGGCCCCGGACCAGGTGGGGGTGAATCACAGGCTGCGGACCGGGGAATCACCCTTGGTCTCAACGTACGATGGTAACTATGGTAAGTCAACGCCGGAAGTTGCGACTTGAAGTAGGAGGTGACCCCGTGATCAAATCGAGGCGCGGACCAGGGGGTGCCTCCATCGTGACCAGACCTCGACTACATGAGCAGGTGGCGGCTGATATTCGCGCCAAGATACGCAGCGGCGAATATCCGCCGGGCTCGCAGCTTCCGTCCACCGCGGAGCTGATCGAGCACTACGGTGTCAGCGAAACGGTGATTAACTACGCGGTGCTCACCCTTCGTGGTGAGCATCTGATCGAGGGACAGCAGGGCAAGGGACGGTACGTGGCCGACCCGCTGCCGCCAGAGTCGTGACTCACGGGTGACTCATGATCTCTACTGGAGATCGACTAAGGGCCAGGTCAGATAGCCTCTGACCTGGCCCTTTGCCTTGTCGGGGTGGCCGGATTTGAACCGACGACCTCTTCGTCCCGAACGAATTACGGGCGGCGTCCTGGCCTGCGACGATCCGGCGATCATGCCCATGACCTGCGCTGAACCGTCTCAAGTTGTCTCACGAAATCTCACCGTGTTTCAACATCATGACTCACGCCTGACTCATGATGTTGACGTCCTACGCGACCGCGCCCGGGCCTGCCGCGCCCGCTCGAACCGGCCCTCGCCGGCGTGCAGATACCGTTGAGTCGCGGCTAGGTCGGCGTGGCCGAGCAGCTCTTTGAGCTCGTGCGGCGGTACACCGTTCTCGGCCATGTGCGTGGCGGCCGAGTGGCGTAGATCGTGCGGCGTCGGCTGCGGGTCATCGAGGCCGGCACCGGGAACCGCTACTGCTGCGGCCCGGCCGCGGCGTGCGCCCTGGGCGGGTACACCACGCAGCGCCGGCAGCCACGTCCGTCGGTGCCACGTGGTGTAAAGCAGCGGCCCGCCGCGCGGTGCCGTGAACACGAGCCCGCCAGGCTTGATCGACAGCGCGTGCTCGCGCAGACGTGGCCACAACTCGTCCCCGACCGGGACCGGCCGGATGCCGGCTGGACTCTTCGGGTACTCCCTGATCGTGCCGTCGCGCTCCATCACCGGGCCGATGTGCAGGATCCGTCGCCGCATGTCGACGTGGTCCCGGTCCAGTGCGGCGACTTCCTCCCACCGGACCGCGGTGTCCAGCATGACCTCGCACATCAGCCGGGCGGCCGGATAGCCCGGGTGGTGGCGCTCCATGGCGTCGAGTAGCGCTCGCTCCTCGTCGGCGGTGAGGACCCGGTCGACGTGCGCGGCGCGGCGCGGCTTCGACACCCCGCGGGCCGGGTTGACTCGCAGCATCCGGGCATCGACGGCCTGCTCAAGCAGCGCCCGGAGCAGCCCGACCGCGCCCTCGATCGTGGCCGCGCCGACGCCCTTGCGTTCCATCGCCACGACCCAGGTGGAGACATCCGGCTTCATGATCGAGCCCAGTTCGACCTTGGCCCACTTCGGCGCGACGTGGTTGCGCCAGTGTGACTCGTCGCGCTTGCGGCTGGCCCGCTCCAGCCGGCGGGAGTCGCGGCACCGCTCCCACCACGCGCCGACCGTGGTCTCCGCCTGCCGGGGGTCGATCCAGTCACCGCGCCGTACCTGTGATTCCTGCTCGTCGGCCCACGCCTTGACGACCGTCTTCAGCCGGTCGGTTTCGGTGCGCCGGCCCGCCGGGGTGTGGACCGTGGCGGCCCACCTCCCCGACGGGAGCTGGCGGATCCAGGCCACTGCGGTCAGTTCCCGCGGGGCCGGAGCTTGGTGACGAGAGCGACGGTGGTGTCATCGCCGTTGGCCACTGCTCGGTTCTGTGCCTCGCGGACCATGCCGTAGCGCTGGGCCCGGGCCAGGCCGGCCTCGATGGTCTGGCTGACGTCTTCCTGTAGCAGGGCGCGGAACTCGGCGACCGACACGGCGCGGCTCGTGTTGGCCACCTCGGTGACGGCCGACTGGAACCGGTTTCCGAAGTCGTCGAATCCCCGGTGCAGTTCGGTGACCACGATCCGGCGGACCTCCCGGTCGACCACCGCACGGACGATCTGCTCGAACATCCATCCGCAGGTGGCGATCAGCACCAGGATGATGATCAGGCTCATCACCAGCCGGCTCACCTCCGGCGGTACCTCCACTCCGCGGGGTCCGTCAGTGACGGCGATTTGTGCCGCGGTCACATAGGACACTGTGGCGAGTCCGGCCATGATGGCGCAGGCCCTCCGAATTCTCACGTACATGCGGAAAACCACCTCTGTCATCCACACGACGCGCCGAACGCTCCGCAGCAGCGCTGAGCTGTCGTCTCGATTGGCCACCCCAGGCCGGCCAATCGTTAACCTGCTATTGGTCTGACGAATAGAGCACGCGGTGACTTTCGTACCCTCAAGTCAATGTTTACGCCGAGTCGACACTTGATCGCTCCCTGTGCACGAGAGCAAGCGGGCGGTCTAGCTGACCTTGCGTCGGCCGATCGGCCGACCCTGGGGGGATTCGCCCAATTGGTTACGAAGTCCGCTCACGAGCGTCGCGACGGACATTCGGAGGAAGTCGCGCTGCTGCTCGGTCAGGCGCCCGTCCTGCCATAACTCAAGCAACGCGATGAACTCCCGCGGCAGCACGGTGAGGTCGGGGCGTTCGGCAAGGTCCAACTCCTCCTCGTCGGTCAGGCCAGCCACGAGCCACAGGTTTACCGGCCTGACGCCGAGCACCTTGGCGACCTTGCCGAGGTTCTCTCTGCTGGGCCGGGAGATGCCCCGTCGCCAATTGGAGAATTGGGTCTGATTGACGCCTGTCAGGCGTGAAAGCTCCGCGTAGTCGGGAATGCCGGCCTCTGTCATGAGGGCACGCAGGTATGTCGCGAACTCCTCATGGGGCCACTTCGCGGGCATATGAAAGAGATTAGGTCGTCCGGGTGGCCTGGTCACTCGCGCGTCAGCAAGCGTCTGTGCAGGTGGAGGGCGATTGTCGGGTGGCCTGTCTCGCGGTGTCATAGCCTCCCCCTTCTTTGTTACCTGAAAACCATAGCGGACCGACCGGTCCGGCGGCGGTCATCCGATCGGACGACTTGCGCGCACGAAAGCAAGTGCTACCTTGAGTTTTATGCCCGCAACCGAGAACCCCCTGAGACTCAGGTTCGACGAGTTTGACCGGCTGACGAGGTTGCGGGGATGGGACACCGACGCCGAGCGGGCCCGCCAGCTCGGCGTCAGCCAGGCGACCCTGACGAACCTCCGCGCCGGCCGCACGCGGCCCGGCCGGAAGTTCATCGACGGGTGCATGAAGAACCTCGGGTCGGCGGTCTACGACGTGCTGTTCGAGCGCGACGAGGAGGCCGCGTGATGACTGAGCGACTCCTGACGATCCCGCAGTTCGCCGAGTGCATCGGCGTCTCCCGGGCCACCGCCTACCGCATCGTCGCCGACGGCCTGATCGACAGAACCGACGTCGGGCGTGGCGGCAAGCCGAAGACCCGGATCAGCGAAAGCGCACTCGCGCGCTATGTCCAGCGCCACCAGATCGCCGGGAGGCGGGCCGCGTGACCCTCGACCTGAACAACGTCCCGAACAAGCCCCCGCCACCTTCGAAGCCCCCGAGGACTCCTCCTCCTCCGACGAAGCCGAAAGGCAAGGAAGTACTCGACCACGAGCCCGCTCTGTTGCGGGAGACGGAGGCGTACCGATGAGCAGGATTTGGATCAAGTCGTCGTTCAGCGACTCCATGAACTCCTGTGTCGATGTGTCCTGGGGCCGATCTTCGTTCTGCGACACCGCGAACTCGTGTGTCGAGGTCGGCTGGACCACGTCGAGCAGGTGTTCCGTTGGAGACTGCGTCCAGGTGCGCCACGAGCAGGACGTGGTGTACGTCAGGGACTCGAAACTCGGTGACGACTCCCCGATCCAGCGGTGGGAGTTGGGCGAGTGGCGGGACCTGCTGCGGCTCATCAAGTGGGAGTGGACACCGGAAGGTGTCGTCCGTCTCGCTGACGGCTGCGTCGAGTTCGGCCTGGACCGCCACGACAAGCTGACCTTCGACGACGGCGAATGGGGCGCGTTCGTCAAGGGCGTCGAGGGCGAGGAGTTCGAGCCCGAGACTCTCTCGCGCAAGTTCCAGTCTTCCTCCTTCGGTAGGGGAGTGATCGAGGAGGGAGGGGCGGGCGCCTCGGTGGTCGGGGCGCCCGCTCAACTCGGACTTTCCAGTCCCGTAGCAGCTAGCCGTGGGGGTGAGCCTGCTGCGGGGCGACCGGTCGGATCCGATGCCCCGGGTTCCGACCACGCGGCGGCGGGGGCGGACGTCAACCGCCGTGACACCGTCCCTGTCGCTGCCGAACTGGGATCTCTCAACGACGAACTAGACCTGTATGTCCATCCAGGCTCCCCGGCTGGACGGTCTCCATCAACCACCGAGGTCGATGCGATCGGTACGGCCGTCCAGCCGGGGTCTGACGCGGCGGGTACCGGAGAGATTCCCCCCGACCCGGTACCCGCCGCCCGCTACGAATTGCCGGACTTCATATGCGATGCCTTGGACACCTTCCACGAGGAGTGGGCCAAGGCGATCGCTCCTCTGGATGGTGAGTCATGACCGGCCCGGAGCACTACAGCGAGGCGGAACGCCTCCTGACCGAGGCGGCTGCCATCGAGGTCAGCGATGACGACCCGGCATCGTTGCCGTACGTTGCGCGCGCTCAGGTCCACGCCACACTCGCGCTTGCCGCGGCGACCGCGCTTAACCCGACCGGTGAGGACTTCGTTCCTGATCGCAACTGGACGGAGTTCTCAGCGTGGGCGCGGGTGTGCGCCGTCAGCCCACCGATCGACGAGGAACTAGCGCGTGCTGCTGCTCCTCTGGTGCCTGCTGTTGAGACACAGGAGACAGTGTCGTGAGGCGGTCCCGGTTACGTCCGGTGTCGGATAAGCGGCTCGCCGCGGCCGGCGGGGTCGTCTTCTCGACGTTCGCGAACAAGCCGAAGCCGACCGGCCCGCACCGTGACGTCGTCGAGCTGGTGCTTGAGCGCGACCAGTACTCGTGCGCCTGGTGCGGCGGCTGCCTGTGGGGTGACCGCGGCACGGACTGGTCGATCGGCCACCGGCGCCCGCGCCGCAACGGCGGCGACCCACGCCCAGACACCAACCTGCCGTCCAACCTGATCGCTCTGCATGGCTCCGGCACGACTGGCTGCCACGGGGAGATCGAGCGGGAACGGGATCGGGCGGAGCACGTCGGCTTCCTGCTGACCGCGACCGCGAAGCCGTACGAGCACAAGATCCGGCACGCCTTCTACGGCTGGTGCTTCCTAAATGAGGACGGCGGCGTTCGGCAGATCGCCAGCAACTCCTGAGACAGAGCGAGCCCCGGCGATGTGAGCGCCAGGGACTCGCAAGACCGAGATCTACAAGGGAGATCAAGGTGAACACGATTCTATCCGAGAAGGCCGACAAGTTCCGGCTCGTCTGCACCTTCACCACCGATGGGCACGCGACCGTGACGGCCGGGCCCGTGCTGACCCGTGAACTCGCCGCCTCCTGGTTCGACGACCAACTCACCAAAACAGACCGGGGAGCGCTGCGCTACGGCCCGCACACCGGTCACAAGGTCCGGGTCATGTCCGACGCCGAATGGCAGCGCATCCGGCTCGTCCTCAGCGAGGTGACCCGGTGATCCGTTCCCCGGCCGACTGGCTGCTCCTCGCGACCGTCCTCGCCTCCTTCTCCGGCTTGGTCTGGCTGCTGTCCCGGTCGAGGACTGAGCCGCCGCCGTCGTCACGGGGCGATGAGGCCGGGGTACCCGAAGTACGCGGCGACGAGATGGCCGTAGCCCGAGCTGCCGGTGTCGAACCTCAGCCTCCCGTAGCTGCCCGCTGGGACCTGTGGGAGGAGCAGTGCTACTCGCTGGAGCCCGTGGTGGAGCGGGTGGCAAGGATCAAGGAGGGGCGGCGGTGAGCGAGCGCATCAGCGACGTGAAGCGCGGTGATCGGTTCGTCTGGAAAGGCGTGTCGATCGAGGTGATGCGCGCCGCCAAAGACGGCTCATGGGCGGACATCTACTGCCGCGAAATGGGCACGAGCTGGACGAAGCGCCAGCGTCTGCCGCTACCTGAGGGCACGGAGCGGGTGACCTGATGAGGCTCCATGCCGCCACCTTCGTCGCCGCTGCTCTTGTCGCGCTGGCCGGCTGCTCGGACCCGCCCGAGTCGGGCTATGTGCTCAACAAGGGCCACGAGGCGGCCTACGACTGGGTTCAGATGATCTGCGGCGCGTACGGCAAGTACGGCTGCACCGTCTACGTGCCGATCGTGCAGCACGAGCCCGAGCACTGGACGCTCTGCCTCGTCGATGACAAGGGCAGCAAGGCGGGCACCTGCCGTAACCGCGAGGTCGACGCCGCGACGTGGCGGCAGTACTCGACCGGCCAGCACTACCCGGACCCGAGGTGACCGGCATGACCGCCATCGACGCGACGCCGTCTCCCTGGCTCAACGGCCAGGTCCCCGCCGGCTCCATCTCTGGCTCTGTCGCGATCGCGAGAGCAAGGAGAGCGGCGAGGGATGAGCGATTAGAGCAGCGCTCGGATCTGGTTCTCCGCTGGCAGTTCGCCGCCGCTGGTTTTGCCGGTGGGGTGGCGGCACTTCTGATCGAACGGTTCCTGGACAGGGTGGTGCGTGGGGGATGAGCAAAATAGAGATCAGCGACGAGGCGGTAGAGGTGCTGGCCCGCCGACTGCACCGCTCGCGCTACACGGTGGCCCCGGTCAACGACGAGCACGACGAGCGCCGCTGGACACAACTCCTCTTCGATGACGAGCGCGAAGAGTTCCGCCGGGTAGCACGTGAACACCTCACTGCCGCGTATCCGCTGCTACGCCAGCAGTGGGAGGCGGACTTCCTGGAGCGCCTGAAGGCGCACGGAGGCGACCAGTGGTTGGAGGGCTACGAAGCGGGCTGCTCCATGTCCCATTCGCTGGGCTGCGACGCGGTAGAGGCTCAACGCGACGCGCTGGTGGAAGAGGTCGAGAGGCTTCGGTCGATCGCGGCCGGTACGGGAGACAACCGTGTCTGAGATCCTCCAAACCTTCGTTCTGCTGTACCTGCTGTCGCAGTCCTCGGCGGTGGTCGGCGCCCTGGTGCTCTGGCTGGCCTCAGACGACGGACCGCCGGAGCAGGCGTCACCCCAACAGCCCGTCCTCGAATCCCTGCGCCTGGCGAGCGCTGTGAGCCACCGGCGGACGGTGTCCTGGCCCGTCCCGGCGCCAGAACCTTTGAAGGACGACACGACCCGTGCGATCCGGCCCAACAAGACCTGGTGCCGTACCGGCTACCTGCACGACGAGGGACAGCACCGGACCCCCGACTCGGTGATACGCGACCCGGGCTGGACCGCCGAACTGCCGAAGGTGACCTCGCCGCAACTGGACTGGTCAGCGCATCCGACCGCGCAACTACCTGAGGTAGGTCACCGGTCCGGTGAGTACCCGGTGAACGCCCGGGGCGCCAGCGATGGCTGAGTACTCCTGTCCTTGTGGCTGTGGTCTGCGTATCAACGTCGACCGGTCCTGCTGCACACCAGCATGGAACCGCCTTCCTGCTGATCTTCGGCGGCGGATGGAGGCCTCGTATGTGGTGGCCCGGTCGAACCCGGATGCCCGCCGGAGGGCGTTCGCCGAGGTAGCCGAGTGGCTGCGAGACAACCCGGGGGTGGGTCGTGGCTGACCTCTGCTCGGCCGTGAAGCACGGCAGCCCTACCGCCTACCGGGTGCACGGCTGCCGCTGCCCGGACACGAAGGTTCTGATGGCCCGCTACAAGTCCGGCCGCTACATGGTCGTCGACGAGGCGAGGGTGCTCCGGGCATGTGAGGGCGAACGGTTGTGGCTCAACATCAGGGAGCGCACCGAGGCGGTGCGCAGGCTGTCCCGCCAGCCGGGCATGAGTGCGGCGAAGATCGCCGAGCGGCTGCACCTCAGCGAGCGGGCGATCTGGCGCTACATCCGCAAACTCCGCGAGGAGTACCGCGGGCAGGCGGAGGTGGCCTGATGGGCATCCGGTCCGAGTTCCCCGACGCCGCCTGTAAGGGCATGTCGGTGGAGATGTTCGTCATGGACGACACCCGAGGCGGCGGAGGCGACGAGGCGAAGAAGGTCTGCTGGCGATGTCCGGAGAAGCAGGCCTGCCTGGAGTACGCCCTGTCCGAACCTTCCCTGGTGGGGGTGTGGGGCGGCACCACGGCTAAGGAGAGGCGACTGATCAGGGCCGAGCGTCACGCCAGGGGCGAGCAGTGATGCGTACCTACGACGAGGCGTACGCGGCTGCGCTCGATCGGCGGCCATTCTCCAATGGCACCGAGGGCTTCGCCTGGATGGACAACTGGTGCGACCGGTGCGTCCACGACAAGGGCACCCGCGACGGCACCGACGAGTCGGGCTGCCCTCTGGTGATGGTCGCGCTGATGGAGCGCACCCCGATCGAGTGGATCGACCAGACGGAGAACGGGCATCGGCTCGGCGACACCTACCACTGCACCGAGTTCATCGACGAAGACGACGGGCCGGACGACGGGGAACCTGAGCCTGAGCCGCCGCCGGTCATCGAGGGCCAGGTGGACATGTTCGAGGTGTTCGCCGACCAGATCGTGGATCAGGTCGAGAGCGCGGTGAGCGTGTGAACGCCCGTAAGGCGCCGGCGCCTCCCTCGGCCCCGCTGCACGCTTTCACCCCGGACCCGGACCTGCCCCCGGACCCCTATAGCCACATGGGGGTGTGCCGGTGCGGGAAGCCAGGGCGGGCAGGCGACGAGCAGCACCCGCTAGACGCTCCTCCTCTCGTCGCGTTTGAAGGCGAACCAGCCCGGGTGCTCCCACCAACCCACCCGGACGACGTGTCGGATCGGATCATCGGGGAGCCGTCATGACCCTGGACGAGGTCATCACCGTGCTGACCGAGGAGCGCAAGCAACGCGGCTGGTCCTATCGGGACGTGGAGCGCTGCTGCCCGTCACCGGGACTGAGCCATGTGGCGGTTCGCAGCTACGAGATCCAACAACATCAGCCGAAGGTGCTGCACCTGTCCACCTGGGCGGCAGCACTCGGCTACCAGCTTCAACTCGACCTGACGGTCAAGCCGGTACCCGACCCACCAAGTAGAGAGAGCTGAGCGATGCAGAAGATCCCGACGCTGTTCCTGCGGGACGAGCAGGACCGCCGCTACGTCACGCGTGAGCCGCACCCGGACTGCCTATGGGTGCTGGCCGGCGAAGGCGTGGCGACGAGGAAGTACGACGGCACCTGCGTGATGTTCGACGGCGAGCGGTGGTGGGCGAGGCGGGAGGTGAAGCCGGGCAAGCAGACACCCCCGAACTACCAGCCGATCGGCACCGACGACAGGACCGGGAAGACGGTGGGCTGGGAGCCGATCGAGCAGTCGGCGTTCGCGAAGTACCACGCCGAGGCGCTGGCCGGGCCGTATCCGCCGTTCGAGTCGTGGCGGCGGATGACCTACGAGCTCTGTGGCCCGAAGGTCAACGGCAACCCTGAGGGCTTCGGCATCCACGTACTCACGCCGCATGGCCTGGCCCGGTTGGATGACGTGCCACGCGACTACGACGGGCTGGCCAAGTACCTCGCCGAGTTCGAGGGCGAGGGCATCGTCTGGCACCACCCAGACGGCCGGATGGCCAAGCTCAAGCGCAAGGACTTCCCCCGGTGACCGAACCCTTGCCGGCGATCCTGGACGGCTGGGAGCAGCCCGTCACCGAGATCGAGCGGGCCGCCCTGGCCGTGGACCCGCACGTCTCCCTTTCGTCGCATGAGCCGGGTGAGTTCGGGGGGACCTGCCCGGACTGCATGGCAGCACTCCGCTACATCCGGCGGCTGCGGGCTGCGATGGAGCCCGTGATCGAGGCGCGGGTGCGGGTCGACGTCCTCCGCGCGGCAGCAGACGAGATCGAACGCGATGGCGGCTCGGTACTGACGGCGCTCTGGGCGGCCGATGCGCTACGCGAGAAGGCCTCCGAGACAGGCGAAGATCAAAAGCGCGACGAGGAGCAGCAGCGTGGCTGAGCGTCGGATTCTGCGCTACGAGGTGCCGGTCGATGACCAGTGGCACGTCATTGACCTGCCACGCGGCCCAATTCTGTATGTGGCCTGCCGCGTCGCGGACGTAGTCGAGTTCTGGGCGCTGGACGCCGCTGACGGGATCACCCTCACTCGGGCGTTCCGGGTGTTCGGCACCGGCCAGCCGTTGCCGCGTGCTGTCGGCCGCCACATCGGTACCGCCTTCGCTGCGGGTGGACGTCTGGTCTGGCACTTGATGGAGCACGAGGTCATGCCGCCGGGAGGTGAGCCGGGTGCCTGATCCTTCGGTACAGCCCCCAGAGGGCCTACGCAAGATCGCCGCTGCAGCGCTGGCGAAGTTCTGGAACGAGTCCATCGCCAACATCGGCGAGCCGGTGGAGGCGCTCTACGACAGCGACGAAGCCCAGGACTCAGCCGACGCGGTGCTGGCCGCTTTGTTCGACGCCTGCGAAGTACGCGAGGAATGGCTGGTCACGGGAACGGTGTCAGAGCGCGTCAACGCCGTCGGCTTCCGTCCGGTGCCTCGTACGGTCCACCTTCCATCGCTGCTGCGCGCCAGAAACGTCGCCGGCTGGCTCGGCGATTCGAAGATCCAGCATCGTCTCGCAATCACGTGGTCCGACCCGGAGCCGGTGTCCGAGTGTCTCTCAGCTAAGGACAGCGAGGACCGGGCTGATGATCGCTGAGCCGATCGGGGACCTCTGCAAGTGCTCTCACCTCCGGGAGGCACATGACCTCGGTGTTCGGGCTGGCCAGCAGGTTCGGACCAGGTGTTCTCATGCGGCTTGTGGATGCCGGGAGCACCGGCCGGAAGAACAGGAGCAGCAGCGATGAGTGAGCGAGAAGCAGCGGTGGACGGCATCACCGCCGAGCAGTATGCGTTCCTGACCTCGGCACTGAACCCGAAGCGTGTCAAGCACGTGCAGGGCCAGGCGCACCTCGAGGCCTGGGACGTACGCCGCCACCTCATCCGCTGCTTCGGCTTCGCCGGCTGGGACTTCGTGCAGGTCACCTGCGACCTCATCGCCGACAAGGTGGTGGCCGCGGACAGGCCGCAGGGCCGCGAACGGTACACGGTGATCTACCGCTACGTCGGCCGGCTGATCGTCAAGGCCGCCGACGGCTGTCCGCTCGCGGTGTACGAGGACGGCGCGGTCGGCGAGGCGGTCAACCAACCCTCACTGGGCGACGCTCACGACCTGGCGCTCAAGTCCGCCATCTCCGGCGCGCTCAAGCGCTGCGCGGTCAACCTCGGCGACCAGTTCGGCCTGTCGCTGTACCGCGACGGCTCGGCGGCTCCCGTTGTCCAGCGGTCGCTGGTCGCGCCGCCGGCCGGCGACGACGACGGCGCCGCGGCGACCGCACACCGCGACGCGAAGCTAGCCGAGTACGACCCGCGCGACCCTGCCGCGATCAAGAGGCAGGCGCGGGAGCTGGTGGCCAAGCGGGAGGTCATCGCAGGCATGAACGAGGAGGGCTGATGTCGACCAGCGCGATCGCCTGGGCGATGGAGCAGGAGACCGGCTACCCGGAGGTGAAGCTTGCTCTGATCATGATGGCCGAGCAGTCGGGCGGGGACGAACTTCGCACCGTGTGGTACGGCACACCAACGACGCTCGCTCGCTCATGTGAGATGGATGAGCGCACCGCCTCGTGGGCGCTGTGGGTCCTCGAGGAATGCAAGCTCATCGAGCGGCGCGGCGAGGTACACGGCCGGCAGATCTGGCTTCTCAATGTCGGCGGTACGGCCTACCTCGAGCTCCCGACGGCGCCGCGCGGATCCTCTGGCAGGCAGAAGGGCACCAAGCTATCCAAAGCCCGCCGGTTCCGGGTCTTCGAGCGCGATGAGTACCGCTGCGTCAAGTGCGGCTCGATCAATGACCTGACGATCGACCACATCGTGCCTCGAGCCAAGGGCGGCAGCAACGATGAGGCCAACCTTCAGGTGCTTTGCCGCTCGTGCAACTGCCGCAAGGGCGCACGGGTCTGATGACGTGGTTCAAGGTGGACGACTCGCTTCACTCCCACCCCAAGGCGGCGGCGGTGTCGCTGGCGGCACTCGGGCTCTGGACGGTAGCCGGATCGTGGGCCGGGGCTCATCTCACCGATGGGTTCATCCCTGAGCACATGGTCTCGTTGCTGTCGCGAGGCTCGAGCGAGCTAGCCGACGAGCTGGTCAAGGCGGGGCTGTGGAAGAGGGGCAAGGGCGGCTACCGGTTCCACGAGTGGCTCGAGCGGAATCCGAGCGCGGAAGAGGTCAAGGAGCAGCGCGTCAAACGTGCCGAGGCGGGCCGCAAAGGTGGTTTGGCCAGCGGAAAGAGTCGAAGCAAACGGCAAGCAAATGCTTCAGCAGATGCTTCGCCGATCGTTGAACCCCCGTCCCGTCCCGTCCCCTTCCTTCCTAACGGAAGGAAGGACGGGGACCGCGCGGACGCTTCGCAGCGCGGCATCCCCGGCAACCCCAACTGGCGCGAGCTTCCCGCGTACGGCCAAATCGACCCGCGGCAAGCGGAGATCAACGCTCGTCGTGCTGCTGAGGCGAGAGAAGCGATCAAGCGGAGAGCCTCGTGAGTACACCTGTGGATGTGTCCTGTGGACGAACTGGTGACCTAGACCTAAAAGCGCAGCAAGAAGGAGACGGAGTGAGCGTGCTCGTGGTCCGCGGCGACGCCCGGGCGCTACCCCTACCGGACGCGTCCGTGGACCTGATCTGTACCTCGCCGCCGTACTTCGCATTAAGGGCGTACCAAGACAACGGCGAGGTGTACGAGGGGCAGATCGGCTCCGAACCCACCCCAGCCGCCTACGTCGACAGCCTGATCGACTGCACCCGGGAATGGATGCGGGTACTCAAACCGTCCGGGTCGCTGTGGGTCAACCTCGGCGACAAGTACGCCCAGGCCACGGAACGCAGCCGCAACGGCGAAGGTGAGCGTCGGACAGAGCAGACCGGCGGGCTGACGGGCGCTAAGTCGTACCTCGGCGGGACTGTGCAACTCGACCGGCGTGGCTATGGCGTGGCGCAGAAGTCGCTGGTCGGGCTGCCGTGGCGGTACGCGTTGCGCTGTATCGACGAGTTGGGGCTGATCCTGCGGGCCGAGGTGATCTGGTCGAAGGTGAACGGTTTGCCCGAAAGCGTGACGGACCGGGTCAGAAGGTCACACGAGCAGTGGTTTCACATGGTCAAGCAGCCCCGGTACTTCTCGGCAGTAGACGAGATCCGGGAGCCGCACACCGGGCCGCCGCCCGAGCACTACGGCCGGACCAAATATGATCGCCGTCCTGACCCATCAGGCATGGCCCGCACAAAGGCACCGGCGCCGATCGGTTCGGCGCGCGAGTACAACCCGCTGGGCAAGTTGCCCGGCTCCGTCTGGGAGATACCGACCGAGCCCCTACAGGTACCCGCCGAGCTGGGCATCGATCACTTCGCCGCGTTCCCGACAGAGCTTCCGAGGCGGATCATCCTGGGCTGGTCACCGTCGGGGATCTGCACCGCCTGCGGCGAAGGACGACGGCCGGTTGCCAAACGCGACGAGCCGAACGGGGATCTTCTGGCGCGCAGAAGCGCTCGCAACTACCAAGAATTCGAGGGTGGCGAGAACCGCACCCGCCAGTCCGGGGCGTCGTCGCTGCTCAAATTGAATCTGACGGCTGGCGAGTCACCTGCGACTCGCATTGTCGGCGAGGCGTGTGCCTGCCCTGACACCACCGCACCCACCCGCCCCGCCGTCGTCCTGGACCCATTCGGAGGTACGGGAACTAGCGCTCTCGTCGCTGCCGCTCTTGGCCGGATAGGCGTGAGCGTGGACCGGTCGGCTGACTACTGCCGGCTCGCCCAGTGGCGGACCTCGGACCGGGGCGAGATCGCCAAGGCCATGCGGGTACCGAAACCACCCAAGCCGGTCGACGGGCAAGAGGCGTTGGAGCTATTCGCGTGATCAACAGCAGTTGGAGGGCTGATTCCCCGTGGACGGGATAACCGGCGAAGACGAAGATCAAAAACGCGACGAGGCAGAGCATCCGTCGTGGTGTGCTCACAGTTGGCCGCATCCGGGCCGCGACTGTTCCGGCGCACACCGCCGCGACTGTGGCTGCAAGACCGGTGCGCCCGGCCCGTGGCATCTCAGCCTCGGCGAACTGATCGCCCGCCTGCGGCAGGAGCCGGACCAGGCGAGGCGGATCAAGGTCGGCTTCGATAACCCGCACTCCTACCGGGGCTACTACATGGACGTCGCGTTCGAGTTGGCCCAGGACGTGTCGATCGGCCAGATGCTGGCGGCGGCTGAGTCCGCGCTGGGCGCCACCTTCCAGGGCTGGAAGGGCGGCGACTACACGATGTCCAAGTACACGGACACCTGGCTCGTGGAACGCGAGGGCTGCGTAGGAGAGACGATCGGCGCGGTCCTGCTCGACTTCCTGCTGCAAGATCCGGAGTCGGCGTACCGAGCCGGCCGAGAGGACGCAGCCCGAGCGATCGAAGATCAGAAGCCCGCAGACGTTCTAATTCCGCTGAGGATCCTCCAATGGGCAGCCGAGATCGCTCGTGGGGATGGGGTCCAACCCACTGAGGAACAGCGAACCGGGAACGAAGATCAAAAGCGCGACGAGGGGGGAGCGTGAAGTTCGCTTACGCTGATCCGCCCTACCTCGGCTGCGGGAAGCTCTACGCCAAGCATCACCCTGACGCGTTGATCTGGGACGACCCGGAGACGCATCGCGAACTCATCTCCCGACTGGTCGCCGACTACCCCGACGGGTGGGCGCTGTCGCTGTCGTCAACCAGCCTGCAAGAGCTGCTGCCCATGTGCCCGCCGGACGTTCGTGTCGCGGCCTGGGTGAAGCCGTTCGCGGCCTACAAGGCGAACGTGCGCAACGCCTACACGTGGGAGCCGGTCATCCTGCGCGGCGGCCGGCTTTCCTCCCGCGACGGCGCACCGGTCACCCGTGACCACCTCGCCGAGCCGATCGCTCTGCAACGCGGCCTGACCGGCGCCAAACCGGAGCGGTTCTGTCACTGGGTGCTGTGGATGCTCGGCTTCGTTCCCGGCGACACGGTGGATGACCTGTTCCCCGGCACTGGAGTCATGGGACGCGCCGTCGATGTACAGACAGGAGCTGTGGCATGACCGGTCTTCACCGCTACGACCCTCGTTTACGCCCGGTCCGGCACAGACAGGCCAGGACGCCGCGCCAGATCCCTTGGTGGGTGCCGGCCCTGCTCATCGTCGTCGGTGCTTCTGGGATGGTGCTGGCAGTCTTCCCTGCGGCTGGGGTGCCGGGCGGGCTGGTACTGCCACCCGCCGTCCACGCCACCCCAGGAGCGAGCCCGAGCGTGTCTGGTGTGCCGCTGTCCGACCCGCCGCTGGGCGGCACCGACCAGGGGCAGCAGCGGGGAGACGACCCGGCCTCGAGGTCCACGCCCCGCGACGTTCCCGGCCAGCCGCCCACGGCGCCGGCGGCCAGCAGCCCAGCCCAGCCGTCTCCTACCCCTCTGTCGCTGCCTGCTCCTACGTCTCCACCCCCGATGGTCGAACCCTGTCCTAGCACGTCGGGTCCGGGTCCGGGTCAGGGGCAGGGCAGGAAGCCTCCTCACCCGACCAGGTCACCGAAGACACCCGTGAAGGTAGTAGCGTCGGTAAACATCAGTGCTGTAGAGTAGCGCTATGGACCAGGAAAAACAGGCACTGCGGGTGACCGCTCTCCGCGTGACCCAAGACGAGTATCAGAAGATCGCCGACCGCGCTCGGCGCGAGGACGTGAAGATCGGGCAGATGCTGCGCCGGATGGTGCGGTACGCGCTGCTGAACATGCCGGACTACTGGGTGCCGCCGACTAGGAAGGCCACTGGGCGATGATCGACGGACTTGTCTACTACGCGCTGGACGCTACGCGGCACGCCCAGTACCTGAAGATCGGCTACACGACCGGGCTCAAGGCGCGCATGATCGCGCTGCGGGAGATCACGGCTAGCGGCCAGCAGCCGATCGTACTAGCGCTCGAGGAAGGCAGTCTCACGCTCGAGCGGGAGCGTCACGGCCAGTTTGCTGACCTGCGCTCGCACGGGGAGTGGTTCCGCTACACGGACGCCCTACCGGAGTTCGTGGGCTCGCTCGAGCACCCGTACAGCTACCTGCTGGACCGTCCGAGTCTCTGGCCGTACGCCGGTGGCTGGGGTCCGCTCTCGACCCTCGCCGGAGGGCAGAAGCCACCCGGAGCCACGCGCATCGAACCCGAGCCGGAGCCGATGTCGAGTGATCAAGTTACTCCGATCGATTTCTAGCGCAGCACATGGCGAAGGGAGGGAGACCATGAGCGGCCCCTACCAGACCGAACGCGACACCTACGGGGAGCCGATGCTCCGCGAGGTCAGCGAGTTGCACTCGGGCGACTGGGTCCGTTCCGGGCTCGTCCGGGAGGCCGTGCTCCGCCACCTCGTCGACGGCTGCAAGGCGGCAGGGGTGGAGTTGGGCGACTACGACCTGCGCACGTTGGCGTGGCTGGCCCGGGGTGAGACCTCGACAGCTCAGGTGGTACTCGACCTGATCGCCCGAGCACACGCAGCAGGCCGGCAGGTGTCGGACAGTCCGAGCGAGGAAGGGCAGAGATCATGAGCGAGAAGCGGGTCAGTGAGATGACCGACGACGAAATCCGTGCACTGCTCGGCGGTCGACAGGAGCGGGTGCCCGATGAGGTCTACCTGGCTGCCGCGCTCGCACAGCAGGCCGTGTGGCGCCCTGACGAGGACCGCGACTACCAGCGGCGCATCGCAGAGCGGATGGCTCAGGACCCACCGTTCCGCGTGGCTGTGGAGGTGGCCTACCGCGCTGGACTGGAAGCCCGGCATGTGTCGGACAGTCCGAGCCCGAGCGAGGAACGAAGATCATGAGCGAGTGGCGACGGTTCGACTACAACGACAAAGCCGCAACGGCTCCGGTCGCCGATCAGCTGGTCTGGGTCGTCGAGGAGTTCTACGAGCAAGGCGTGACCCTCGGCTTCTTCGACGGTTTCACGTTCCGCACCTGGTCGGGTAGCGACGACTGCTCAGTGTCGTGGTGGATGCCGATCAACTACCCCAGCGGTCCGAGCCCGAGCGAGGAGCAGCAGTGAACAGAGAAGATCAAAAGCGCGACGACGGATGGCCGTTTTGGATCATTGAGGTGCCCGAGGGCACGCTTCCGCCGAACACGATGATCGTCGGCGACTTCACCGAGTTCGAGCGGGCGAGGCAGGAGCGGCGGGAGGTCAACCCGAACGCCTTCATGTTGATCCGCGACGTTGATCTTCCGGGGAGCAGCAGTGAGTGAAGACCTGATCGACTGGCGGCGCCCGTGACTGATCTCTGTTTCGCTGCTGAGCGCTGCATAGGCTTCGACCGCCGGGAGGGTCAGGCCGCTCTTGTTGCTGATCTTCCGTTGTGCGACGGCTGCCTGACCGCAGGCGAGCGTGCCGTACCAGCGTTGGTGCTGGACTACCGGGACCTGGAGCAGCATCTTCCCTTGTCACTGGGGGTGTGGGGTGACGGCCAACCGTCCACAAGGGACGACCATCCGGTGCCGCTCAACCTGGCGGTGGAGGCGTGTCAGCGGGAGATCTGGCATGTCCTGACCTGCTGGGAGGAGATCGTCCGGGAGCGGGAGAAGCTCAGTGATTCGGTGACCCGTCAGGTCCGGGCCGGCTGGGCGGTGCAGGCCGCGGCGCAGATCCTCACCCCGCGGGTGCGGCTCCTCGCTGCTATCGGCCCGGTGCTGCTCAACGGCTACCCGTCCCTCGACGAAGACGAGCTGCAGCGCTTCGAGGGGATCGAGTACGCGGACGTACCAGGCTGGCGTGGGGTGGTGGACTTCACCCGGCTCCACAATCGGGCACGCACACTGCTCGGGTTGACGTCGCCGAGGGCGGAGAAGATCGAGCTGCTGCCCTGCCGTGACTGCGATGCCCGTTCGCTCTACCGGCTGCCAGGGGACGACCGGGTGTATTGCGGGAACTCGGACGACAACTGCACCGCGATCTACAGCAACGAAGAGTTCAGGCGCTGGGCTGGTCTGGTGGCTGAGTACGCGAAGCCGAAGGAGGCAGCGTGATGATGGATGATCTTGTCGACTGGCTACGGCTCCAGCTTGACGAAGACGAACGGAAGGCGACAGATGGTCAGCGCGCTGGCCTCGACGACGACTGGCCGTTCTGGATCGACAGGGACGATGACTGGGACTTTGAAGCGGCCGAAGCGTATCGAGATCACTTCAAGCCTGCTCGAGTACTCCGAGACGTCCAGGCGAAGCGGCGGATCGTTGAGGTGGCGGTCTCGCGGCACAAGGCTTCGGTTGTGCTGCCCGCTGGCCACCGTGAGGCCTCGGCTGTCAGCGCCATCGCTGTCCTCCAGTTCCTGGCCTTTCCCTACTCCGACCGTCCTGGCTTCAGGGATGACTGGAGAGTGTGACCGACACGCCGTGACCTGCGAGTAGACGTAACGATCTTTCGCCTTTACGCTGATGCCCAAGTTCACGCTGCCCACTCCTCGGAGGTGGTGGCAGGTGAACCTCGACGCCCGTCTGACACCGTCGGAGGCGGCTCGTCTGGCCGGTGTGTCACGTCAGTTGTTCAACTGGTGGCGCCGCGAGGGCAAGATCCAACCGGGTGAGGATGGCCGCTACCGGGCTGGCGATGTGCTCCGGGTTGAGCGGGACACGCGCAGGTCAGGCCGGTCTCACCGGAGGTTGCCTCCTCCTTCGGCCTACCACAAGGTGGCGTGATGGGTCGGCTGCTCTGCTTGGTCGGCCTGCACAACCGTGTCTGGCTCAACTGCTGCAAGCGGTTCATGTGCCACCACTACGCCTGCCCTCGCTGCCACAGTCTCTGGTACTCGCTGACTGCGGGCGGTATCAACGCATGGGTCAGGGACTCGTGATCTGCTCCTCCTGTCGGGTCCAGCATCACGAGGACTGCAAGGGTGGAACCTGGTGTGCGTGCCAGCACCGGGCCACTCGGCGGACGGTTGTTCTCGGGGGACCGTACGAACCCGGGTCCGGTCAGATCGGCGGGCCATCACCGAACGGGGCGGACCGTGTTCTACCTCCGGCCTGACATCCACTGCAACCGGGCCGAACGTAAACGCCGGGCCGCTGTGGTGCGGATGTGGCGGGAGCAGTACGGGGACTGGTGCCCCGGCTACCTGGTGGCGGCCCACCCGGATCCGGACCTGACCGCGGACCACGTGGTGCCGGTGGGTGCGGGCGGCGACCCGCGTGGCGCCCTGCAGGTGCTGTGCCGACGCTGCAACTCCCGAAAGCGCGAAGGAAGACTCGTGCGTCGAGAGATCGTCCGCAGCCGTCGCTGGTGACATCGATGAGGATGGTTGACACATCGTGCCATGGTTACGCAGGGTAGGGAGGGGGGTGG